TTAAGCCAATACTTCTTGTATATTTTGAGGTACCTGATTTGTCACAACGGCCTCCCATGAATTCACGTTTTGTCCCTTCGTCTCAATCTTTAAATAGTGTCGTTGCTTTAGCCGGTGATCTGCGGTAAATGTCAACCAGCGTTGCTTACCTTGCGCATCGCTGGTCAGCATTCGGTAGGTATAGATATCTTCGCCCGTCTGACCAGTCGAGTGGCCGATTGCCTGATTAGTCCGACCATAGACCGTTTGTACCTTAACAAATGGGTTTAAGTTATCCACCGCCATTGCCAGCTCACTCCCCTGATTCTTCGTCATCGTCGGTACAATTAACAATGTACCTACACTAATCATCATAATAATCGCCACCAACCAAACAGCCCATTTTTTATTCATAAACACTATCCCCCGAATTAATTATTTTATTAATCGTATCGGAGTAAAGTTCCTCTGGCTACCCTAACTAGGCTTTCTTAATCAGTTTAAACGATTACTAATCAAATTCGAGTTTCCTTAAACATTAAGGAAATTATTTTAACAATACTTCAATAATTATCGCGCTTTACATGCTATTCTATTAGAATAGGAAGTAGTTTTTAAATCATGGGGGGATTTATCATGCACATGCGGGGTATCAACTTTGTATTAGGTCTCGGCGTCGCGCTCGGCCTGTTAGCAGGCTGTCAGGCGGCTTCACCGGCAACTAAACAAGCCAGCAGTCAATCATCTAAGACTAGCGCTAAAAGCGTTCACAGCTCGGCTAAACACCAAGCACAAGCACGGCCTTATCAACATTGGCATACCGTCAAAGATGTTCACTTGCCTATTTTGATGTATCACAGTATTTCTAGCGGGAACCAGTTACGTGTCCCCGCCAAAGAATTTCAAACTGAAATGACTTATCTAAAGGCACACGGCTACCGAACGCTGACTGCCAATGAAGCCGTATACGCGCTCAAACATCGGCGAATTCCACAAAAGAAGATTGTCTGGATCACACTCGACGATAGCTATAAAGATAACATGACAGCAGCTTGGCCAATTTTGAAACAGACGCACCAACACGCCACCATTAATTTTATTACCGGCTTTACCCATAAGAAAAACCACTTAACTTTAGCTGATGCTAAGCGGATGCAAGCATCCGGTAATATTGATTTTCAAAGTCACACCGTTCGCCATCTGGATTTAAATAATTTAACTTACCAGGTTCAACTTACGGAATTATCAAGTTCCAAAAAATGGCTCGATCATAATTTACAACAGAACACACAAGTTATTTGTTACCCAGCCGGCCGTGCTAATCAGCAGACCATTAAAGCCGATAAACAGGCTGGCTATCAGTATGCCCTATCAACGGCACCTGGCATCGCCACCAGCACACAGAACCCATACAATCTCACTCGACAACGGGTCGTACCTGGAATGTCGCTAACGGCCTTTCAGACACTATTAACGAGTAATAATTAATCATAGGACCCTTACTTGTGACACGATCCCAAAACCCTTTTTTATGAGCGCTTAACAGTGCTGTTGTGATCACAACAGCCAAAACGCAAAATTGGGGTTTTAATTTGATACCAATTAGCAAAAGAGAAGCGTCATAATGCTGATATACCAGCATTATGACGCTTCTCTTTTTATCTACCGACGTCGACTTATCACCCGCACGGTAGTTATACCATCAAGGGTAGCACGCTATAAATGCCATTTATAAGCCATTTCTGAAAAAGAGAGATTTTTAATTTACAAATCGTGGAAGAGCACAAATTAATTTAATATTGGCTTTTTTTTGATGTTTTGCTTTTTCCACTATTATATACCAACTTATTATCTTAAGGTAGATTGTAAAATTAATCCGAACGCTGTTCGGACAAAAAAGATCAGCTTCCTTTAAAATGGTGTTTACCACAAACCCATCTTTTAGGAGCTGATCTTTTGTCTAGTATAACCTATTCCGAACGAATTAAAATCGAAACCTTTTGTGAACTAGGGCTGTCCAATATCCAAATGGGCGTTCGGCTGAACCGATCACCGTCAACAATTTCTTATGAATTATCTCGATGTCAACCTTATCAGGCTGAATTAGCACAAACAGATGCCGAATACAAGCGATCACGATGTGGTCGGAAAACTAAGCTGAGCGATGAGTTAAAGCAAAAAATTCTCAACCATTTACGTCTAAGCTGGTCACCAGGAATGATTGCTCACGAATTTAAACTAGCTACTAAATCTATTTATAATTGGCTAAATCAGGGGAGAATTGGTTTCTCCTTGAATGATCTACCTGAACATGGCGTACGCCAACGGCGTAACGTTGACCAACGATCCAAATATAATCAATCTTTGGGGCGATCAATTGAACAGCGTCCCATGATGATTAATCAACGTAATCGCATCGGCGATTTTGAACTAGATACAGTCGTTGGTCCTCGTGGGCATAGTAAGGCAGTTTTATTAACTTTAATCGATCGCAAATCACGGTTCTTTTGGGCATACCGGTTAAAAGATCGGACGACAGCGACTGTTAATGAAGCCCTAACTAAGTTCCTAACCACTTTTAATGGTCCGGTGCACAGCTTTACTGTGGACCGTGGCACTGAGTTTAGTGGGCTAGTATCACTTGAATCACAATATGGTATTAAGACCTATTACTGCCATGCTTATACGCCAGCTGAACGTGGTAGTAATGAACGCTTTAATCGGAATTTACGTTATTTTTATCCTAAAGGGACTCGTTTTGAGCACATTAGTGCTCAAGATTTAACGACGACGTTACTCCAAATTAACCAGCGACCGCTTAAAATACTCGACTGGCAAACACCGTATCAGGTTATGCTGACAAATTTGTCCAAAAATTCGGATTAAATTTGCAATCTACCTTAAACACAAAAAAATCCCCCACGCCGAAGCGCAGGGGAAATGTTGCAGAGTGATCAAGCTCCACAATGAATGAAACTATATATCAAGTTATAGCCAACAATTATTATAGCACTATTTTGCTGCTTGTGAGGCGGATTCTGACGCCGTTTCAGTGTCAGATGATGCAGAACTATTCACTACAGCGACTGTAGACGTGGGTGCTTGTAATTCGTCAGCGGCCTGATTAGCAGTCGCTTCAATCTGGCTTTCCTCATCACTTTTAACTGTTGGTGCCGTCACTGTTTGAACGTCAGTAATAACACCTAACATACCAAGGATCGTTAATACAGTGTTGATAACAGCGACAATGGCTGACCAATCACCGGCAAACTTGATGCCAAATACAGCTAGTACCTGTTGAATCAAAACGATCAGTAACGAAATAATCCCAGCAATCAACTTACCATTTAAGCTTCCATCAGCATTCTTAAAACTAATTTTTTTCATTTGATTTGGCTTCCTTTTCATATAGATGTTTAAGTTCAATGTCATGACCATCTAACCGGTCTTCTACTTTAATGACCCGATTTTCAATTGCGTTAATCGTTTCGGCGTTTTGCTGTCGTACTTTTAAACTTTCATCGGTAAAACGGCTAAGCCGCTTGCCTAAATTGTTAAGTGGAATGCGGACCGTCTTATTGAGAATCCAATTAGCTAATACACAAATACTAGTGACAATAGCAACAATGGATCCCCATTCATCCCAACCTAATCCTAATAGTGTATGCAATTACCGCACCACCAATCGCTGGCCAGGATAGATAGTGGTGTAAATCGTCTTGCCGTTCTGACTAGCTAATGTAGTCATACTTAGGCCGTTGTGCTGAGCGATTGACCACCAGCTGTCGTCAGACTTGACTGTGTAATACGTATGACTAACCAGCTGACCAGTAACTCGCTTCCCGTAGGCTTGCCCGTTGGTGACACCTAGCTTGATAAAGCCATATAGTCCGTTTGAACGGGTGTAACGTGCCCATACATAGTCGTGTTCAATAATGACCGCATTGTAAGCTACACTCTCACCCTTGTAATAGGTAGCCACTTGGCTAACTTTGTCGCTATCCGTGTAACGTACTGCCAGAGTCCGATTAGGATAGAACACCCCTCGCTGATTGTATTTAACGACCTTAAAGGTGGCCTTCTTAGCTGCCTGAGCCTTATTAACGTTGGTTTGAGCTTGTTTCTTGCTAACAGTCGTGTAGCCTGATTTAGTAATGCCCGTTAAATCGACATTGCCGTCTAATCCGCCGGCCTTATACGTGCTAGTGAATTGGAAGATAGCCACGCCGTCCATGCTAGGGAACCAGTTGTAATCAGGGCTAGTTCTCACCAGATAGTCCGGGTACTCAGCTAGCCATAGACAGCTACCATAGGCACGTACAATGGCGCTAGTGTTAACATGAGCGTTGAGGTAAGCCTTGCCGGAATATAGCATAGGGGTATAACCAGCCGCCTTAATGAGGGCCATTTGAGCTAGAATGACATTAGTGTTGGCTGCCACACTATTAGAAGCACCGTCCTCATAGTCTAGCGCTACAATGCTTCCCTTTGGCGTCCTAATCCGTGGCAAGTAATAGGCCATCATAGCCTTGGCATTGGTCATATCGCCACCAACACCGTCCCACAGATAGGTATGCACTCGTTTACCAGCCTGCTGAGCCGATTTAACTTGGCTGTTATACGTGGTCTGAGGGATATTAGTACCGCCATAGAAGCCACCCGCCTGTGAGAATACAAACTTATCGGTACTATAGCCGAATACACCACTATTGCCGTTATACTTAGACCAATCAACCCCTTGGTCACGGCTAGTTGAAGCCTGGCTGGTAACATTGACCATTAAAAAGGCCATAAAAATGGCGCCCACCGTTAAGATGAGTGCCTTTAACTTGTGCTTATTCAATTAAGTTACCCCCATCATTGTGCTTGATCCGCTGCTGTCTGATCCGCTGCTGCCTGTGCGGCCTTATAGGCTGTAATTGCATCGGATACCTGAGTAACCTGAGCTTGGGTAATCAGTGATTTTACTAGATAATTGCCAGCGTATACAGTTGCTAAGTCCGATGGAATCAACCCGTTGCTAACACTGCTAATTAAACCTTCTGTTAAAAATTTGCTTAAATCAAAACTCATGACAAAGCCCCCCCTAATGCTACAATAGCCGCTTTTATTTTTGCGTAATCCGATTGCGTCAAAATTTCTGATGGATTAGGGCACCAATCAGTAGCTACACTACCATTTTCCAGCTTGATTCCGGCGATTTGCAGTGTATTGGTATTTCCAGTAGTTCGTTCGAGTCGAGGGCGTAAATAACCGTCGCTAGTGGCAACTGCTGTCCCTGACACTTTCTGCCATGAATCTGTTATAGTTACTATGTCCCAGTTTTGATTTACTGCAGCAGAGCTATAACTACCTTCAGTTTGAGAGTCGAGTTGCCAGTAGATTTGGCTTGATCCAGTACCACTTGTATTTTTAACGTACGTGCTATAAGTTAAAACATCACCTTTTTTTACTTGGATATATTGGCTTAACCCAGCCCAATCTTCTGTTGCCTGCATTACAGCTAATCCTTTATAGGTATCCGTAATTTTTGTCCACAAACTGGAGCCCCACCATGATGCTAGGTTGTTAAAATCCTTGGTATCGGTATACAGGTTAGTTCCTACAGCACTGTTATTAACCTGCGTTTGCAAACTCTGGAATGCAGGTGCGTTAATTAACCCAGTGTTATCAACAGTCCCGGTATCGCCTTTATCACCTTTATCACCTTTAGGACCAATCATAGAAGCCAGCCATTGATTGACACTCCCAGAAAAGCCAGCATTCACGGCAACCTGATAAGCGGAAGGCCCTTGATCGCCGATGTCGCCTTTATCTCCCTTGTCACCTTTGTCGCCTTTGTCACCTTTGATACCTTGCGAACCACTTAGGTCGGCAATATAGGTGAAGTTGGTGCCGTTCCATACGTAAAGCTTACCATCATCAGGGTCGTTGACATCACTGGCAATCATGGTGAAATCACCATCAGAAAAGCCATCGCCATTCATTGTAGCAATTGACGGGAACGTCTTTACGATCCGGAAGTCTTTCCCCGCATCGCCTTTATCACCTTTTAAGCCAGTTGCTCCAACCAGAGAGGCAAGCCAGTCCGTTTGTGAACCATGATAGCCATTAATTACTGCGACTTGGTAGGCAGACAGACCATCATCACCCTTATCGCCCTTGTCAATCGTGCTTGCAGCTTTATTCATTGCTTTAACAAAATCATCGTAAGCAATTGTTGTAATAGTCGCTCCCGAACTATTCTCGATGTTAGCTGTTACTATAAAGTTGAGTGGGTTGCCACTAGGATAAATGCTAGTCCCTTGGGCGTCCGTCACCCAGACTTCTAAAAAGTAACTACCGGTTGGAAAATTATCCAGCGTGTCTTTGTCAAAGTTAAACTTGAATTGGCCAGTTGGTAATTTAGCCAAATTATCGATACTAATTGGCTGTTCACGTAAATAGCCGCTACGGCTACCAATCTTGGCAGTAATTGACTTCGCCACTGTCAGGTCAACCGGTAGGTCTTCGTTTTTACATACCAGTGTAAATGTGGTTTCATCATCGCCAACTTTAATTTCATGCGTTGTTTCATACGCAAAGTCAAGTGTCTTCGTCATTCCATCACCTCCCGTTATTCAGTGGTTGGCGCCACGTAATCCTCACCAGTGATTTCTTTGTACTGATCGGCTGTCAAGCCTACTCCAACAAACACTTTATAGTAGTTAGCATCATTTTTACCCCAAGATTTAAATAGTTGGCATTCTTCATAAACAGTCATTATTTAGCACTCCCTTTACTTAAAGTTGCAATCTTTGCTTCTTGATCCATGGCTAATTGTTTCAATTGGATAATGTCTTTTTCCTGTTGCATCAATAATTGTTGCTCAGTTGTGGGCATTGCCGGTGCCTCTGTTGGCGCCGTGTAGTCTGGATTAATGACAATCAAATTCTGCTTTAATAAATATCGTCCAGGCTGAAAGTCAACCGTAAACTCGTCCGGAATTTGACCCGCATAATCGATTCCCCCCGTTAAGCTTCCAAAAGACGCATAGCTCGTAATTTGTTGTTGTTGATCGACTAGTAGCTGCATTACGTTACCCCCTAATTCCTTCGATTCGCTCTAAAACTGTATCTGTAACTTGAGTTGAATTCCCTGGTGACGGATTAAATAATACTTGAGAAATCGTCATACTGTTGCCATCATCACTCTGGTCTATCGTAAGCTCAAGTGAACGGGTATTTTTACCATCACGAGTTTGACCGACTTGTGTAACATAACGCGTTTTACCATTTGTTGCTGAAGTTCTCAGGCGTGTTTGACCTAATGCTGTATTCACAAAAAATTGTAAATCATCAAATTCATTGATAGATGATTTTAAATTAACTGTATCGCCAAGCTTAGCTGAACCTTCCCACAATTTGACGGGCATAACAGAATGAGGACTCCGCCATTGACCCTGATACTTTTCAATATAGGTTAGACTACCAATAAACAGCAGAATGCCATAATCACCGTCATCGGTAAACACAGATACAATAAATCCATTAGCATATTCATTATCCATATGTGGCAAATTATTTTCAGTGCTGTGGTAGTGATATAAACCACTTTCATTAATCGCTTGAATATCATTGTTTGGAACGGCTACCGCATCCTTGAAAGCGTCCCCAGTTAGTAGCACATTACGCCCATTAACCGTTAGTTGATCGGTGAAGTTTTTCGTCCCACCAATCGCCATTTGGTTACCGCTAGTCATGACTAATTTATCAGTTGCGTCTTTAATCGCTTGCGTTAAGGTATAAGGATTGGTTGGATTGCCATCCTTATCGACGAGTTGATCGAAATATTCTTGTGTCATTTACTAAAACTTCCTTCCTACACTAGCTTTCTCTGATTTGGATCATAAGAAATTACCGTGTCAAATGGAGCTAATTTAGTGTCTAAATCGCTGGTTTTGACAATGTTGCCAGCCTTAATTTGAACGTTCAAATTATCAATTGCGTCTTGAGCATTCTTGGCAGCGTCTTGGACACCCTTGACTTGGGTGGCAAAATTATTTTCTTGTGTTAGTAAATCTTTAAGACTAGCATCGTACTTGGCTTGAACATCCGCAATCAAAGCCTCATAATCGCTGAGATAATCTTTACTATTAATCCCCATTTCAACAATGTTTGAATCAACATGAATGGCTACATCAACGGTCGTATCGACTTGATCGCCACGCATTAGTTTGAAGAAGGCTTGTTTGTAATCCCCCTTAACCGTAAAAGCTTGTGGTGGGAACACGTACCTAAAAATGCCGCCTTGTGGGTCTAAAACAGTTCCACCGTTATTATCAATAATATGAGTATCGTCAGCTTTGACCCCTTCAAATACGACGTTAATTCCAGTCAGATCATAATTTCCACCATTAGAAACCAGCTTCACGGTAACAGCCTTGAGACCGCCATCGCCAACTCTGGCATAGATGGCTTGCTTGGTCACTTGGTTATCTGGTACTTTAGTAATGTCATACACTAAATCTTGGTTTGCCATTTAGTTCACTCCTATCCATAGAAATAATATAGTTGCTTGGCTAACTCTTGGACAATAAGCTGATGGCCAACACTATTCGGGTGTAAGCCTTCTGGCATCAATTTTTTACGAAAGGCTGGGTTCATCGGCTGGAATAATTCCGGTTGCATGAAGTCGGCGTATGGTAAATTCAAATCGGTGCAAGCTAACTTTTGTGCGTCCATGTAATCATGTAAGTCTTTCCCTAGATCATTTTTGGTGCGGTCTGTCCGTCGAATTATGGTACCATCAACCGGTACTTGCAATGTCGCTGTCATGACAATAATTTTAGCTTGTTGATTAAGCGAGCGAATATTGTCAACGACGCGGTAAAAGGCACCAATGTAAGAAGTTTTTTCATCGTCGGACTTAGTACCGACGGGAGCATTTGATAACCAATCATCATCAGTTCCTTGAATGATTACTAAATCGCAGCCAGCAATTTGCTTACTCTGAGCGTAAATACTGTTATCATCATTGTTCATCATATGAGCACCGCTGCTTGATACGTTATTAATCTTGGCCCCAGAAGCCTTCACTAAAATATCCCCAAAGTTGACGTCAGCAAGATGACCATGTGCGACACTATCGCCGATAATGCCAATATTTTTAGCATTTTTAACAGTAGTAGATAGCGCCAAGTAATCAGTGCTAATCCGGCCCGCATCGTCAACCGTGATAGGTCGTTGCCATATCTCAGTGCTCCCTTTCAGATAGTTAATTTCAGCCATCAGTCGATCACTCATGGAAGCTTGTTGCTGGCCTTGTGAATCAGTTCTAAACGTCAGCACTTCTTGTGTAATTTGAAGTGGTGATAAGTCAGGCAAAACAATTGCTCGTATTTCTCCCCATAGCTCGTTTTTAAACGCTTCAAGCTGTTCTGGCTGGGTAATTAATTGATTGACCTCTTTTTCTAAATCATTAACTTGGGATTTGATTGTCTCCCAGTCGTTTTCATTTAAAGCATTTTGAATTATCGTAAAGTTATTCGCTAACTTTTCGTACCAGCTATGATCAAGCGGTAGGTTTGTTAATTCATCAGTGGCTAGTTTATCTTGTTCCATTGTCATTCACCTTCTTCCACGTTATATTCCCGTTATTATCAATAGATGGTTCCCAGATACTACCATCAGGAGATGTTAATTGATTATTTTTTTGAATTAGATCAATAACTTCTTGCTTTGTATAGTACGTGTCAATATTTGGTATATCCGGTTTATCGCTGACGTCTTCCCACTTTATTGGAAAGCGTCCATTAATAACAGCAACCGCATCGGTTACTATTTTTACTGCATTTTTTAAGGCAATACTCATGAAATTTCACCTAGCTCATTTAATTTATCAATCGTATCATCATCAGTGATTAAATCGCCATCTTGTAATTCATCTAATGCTACTTGGAATTGGTTAATTGTTTTACCAACGTTATCATGAGCATTAGTAATGTGCTTAAACATGGCAACATTAATATCGTTGACTGCCAGACTAGCATTATCAAACGTAATCGTTGGCAATGAAAACTGATTAAACGGATTACGTTCATAACCGTTAAGTGCCACAGTAGTTTGCCAATCAAGGTTAGGCATAATTAGTTTTACCGTTTCACACTGTCTAATAACAACATCCCAAGCGGTAGTTGTCAGGGTCGCAATTGGTTGTGCTTGAACTGTTTGTCGAGCATATTCGGTCATAGACTCTTGATCAGTAAAACGCTCATCACTGAGGGGATCACCACGTTGTAGCCCCCACTTTTTCACACTGTCATCATCACGATAAGTAAAGTCAACTTGATACTTAGTTTGTGAGTCGTTAGTGCCACTGCCTTGATCAATCGGCTTACCCAAGCAATGAACTTCATTAACCAGGCTAGTTGTATCAAGTGACAATTTAACGTTTTCAACATCATGCTGATAAAACAAGGTATCAATAACAGGCTGCTGTTTTAGATATGTTGCACTATAAAAGGTAATCTGTTGGTTATCAATAATATAACTGGCATCAAATTTACTAATATAGTCTTGTAAGAATTTGCTAAATGATGAATTACCCAGATTTTCGATTTGAATTCTAGGAAAATCGCCAATAAATTTAGCAGTTAACCCTTGGTCGTTATTAGCAAGCATAAAGTTGACTGCATCAGTTAATCCGTAGGTTAGTGTCCCAGTTTTAACATTATTCTGACGAACATTATTAGCCAATCGATAAAAAAGATGACTAGCCGTCACTTCATAGACTGATAGTCCATTAGAAACCGTCTTGTTGCACTGAACAATAACATAGCTTTGCCCGTCATAATGAACAATATTTTGCACATCTAACAGCTGAATAGCCTGTTCATAAGCCAGACTATCAGTGATGGCAAATGTCACTTGCCACGTTTCGTTGACCGTCCAAGATTCTTTAAACGTTTCTTGCAAGTCAGCTAGTGGCAACCGTTCTCTTTGCTGGTTAAGCCGATCACTGATAGTTAGCTTGGGATATTGAATCATCAATTTAGGTACTTGAAATAAAAGCTAACAGTACAATTCAAATCTTGACAACCAGTAATCTTGAAATGATTGTTACCGCTGGCTAACCGTATAATACCGTTGTCAGTATCAATTCCAGCCGCTTGCCCATTAATTTGTGGATTTACGCCAATTAGATTAAGCGTATCGCCAGTTGTTAATGGTTTCGTACATGTAATCGCATCGCCAGTCGTTGTGTTAGCGATTGTCGGCGAACCAGTACCGGTCAATGTAATATCCAAATAATCGCCCTGTACTAGGGGATCAACTGGTAGTTCACCAATATTATTGACATCAAATTCAGATGTGCTGAATACATAATTCACTGTATCAGTCGGTAGTCCTAAGCCAATATTTGGCATCTCGTTAATATGAGTTGATGGCATAATACTTTGTGCAACACCAGTGAAATTATTTAATGTGACAGTGATCATCATCATCTTGTCACCATAATATTCAGCAGTAATTGATTTCTCACGGACGTGGTACATACGGCCACCACCATTGTCAAAGGCAACCCAATAATTATGGCGTCGTATTAGAAAGTTTGACAGTGACTGTAAAGTTAGCTTTTCATCAGCATCGCCGTGACAATAGGCAATGAACTTCAAAACTAGATCACGTTGATCCAAGCGAATACTAGCAAGCTGTTGGCCATCGCGTGTGCCTGCAGTTCGATAGGTATCGGCGATTACTGGTGACAACCAATCAAAATCAATTAGATATACGTTGTTTAAATTAGAATCATCAAAAATTGACTGCCATACTTGACCATCTTCACTCAAGGTGAGTTCAATCGGGTCAAAACTCAACTGGTTCGTATATTCGCCAAATAAATAAGCGTGCGGTTTATCCGTACGCTCTGAAAATACTTGCATATTAACCTCCTAACTGTTCTGCATCCTGAATGTCTGAGCATCCTTTTGACGCAACTTAGCAGCCAAATCGTCTAATAATTCTGGCTTTTTATCAGCAATGATTTGCAACAACGCATTAGCTTGCCGCAACAGTGAATTGGTTTCAGCATTATCGTCTTCGTGATTATTAATAGCCTGAGTTGATACGGGTTGAGCACGCATAGTTGTATCCATGGCCTTAGCCAATAGTGGATAAGCCGTGACATCATAAGGATTAATTACAAACTCATGGTGTTGGTTATTATCGCCAATGATTGCAGTTTGCTCATCAAAAACTTCACCGCCATGAGCAAATCGGCGATGACCTTGTGGGCCACTATGCAGCCAATCAACCTTTGGAACACCCCAGATAGAAGTATGTCCAATACTGTTTCGCCAATCTGAGTTATTAAAGAAAGCTAACAGTTCATCGAGCGGATTCATCCGATTAGTATGTCCTGGCATTGCAAAAGCAGCAAATGTTCCTGGTGTATATTGAAGAATACCACCGGCTTCATTACCGCCACTATTCATATCATGAACAGTTTGAATGACAGATCTCCCACCTGATTCACTCATGATGGTTGCTTGTAAAAGATCACTGAACCCTGCTGGAAGACTATCAATGCCCATCATCTTGGCGGCCTTTTCAATTAAGCCTGGATTGTAGTGACCAGCTTTGCCGTCAGATACTTCAAGCTTTTTCTGGGTGCTTTTTAGCATTTCCTTGAACTTATCCACTGCTATGCTTGATAGCTTTTTAATAGTGCCACTAGCTAATTCACCAAAACTAGCTGCCCCCTTAAATAATCCATCAGTAGCTTTGTGTAGCAGACTGGATATATTCCCAAGTGGATCTTTAAGGAACTTCTCAACAGCCTTAGTTTTGTCACCGATCCATGAGCCAATATCAGATAATTTACCCTTAGTCCAATTAATCGCATTGCCAACAATCCCGCCGTGTGCATAATGATCAACACCAGCAGACGCCATAATAGCAGCCGTTTCATCGCCATTGTATACTCGTGTGCCAGCCGGCAAAGGCAGCACTGCATTGCGTTGATGTGTCATCTTGAGTTCACCAGAAGGTAGTTGTAACAATTCCTTCCAGTTCTGACCGGCACCATCGTTAACCATCGATAAACGAGTATGCACGACACCACCTTGAGCAAATTTGACTGGCTCTAAATGATGAATACTGGTTTTATGACCAGTAAAGAATTTCCAAACAGAATCAATAGCATCAACACCGGCATTAATAACACTCAAGACGCCGTTAATACCGTCTTGGGCTGCCTGTTTGATACCTTTCCAGACGTTGCTGAAAAAGTCGCTTAGCCCTTGCCACATTGAATTCCAAACAGTGCTAATGGCATCTAATATTGATGAGATTATATCGTGCATGCCATTCATGTAAGATTTAATCGCTTGCGATAGGGCTTTCCAAATATCTGAAAAGATGTGTTTGATATCTCCCCAGACTTTTCCCCAGTTACCATGAATAATATCAAGGACAGTCTGAATAACGTCAGAAATAACATTCATTGCCCCGATAATTAATGGCTTAATCACATTCCAAACAGATTTGACTACCGTACTAATAACATTCCAAGCAGCCTTCCAGATTGCTTTGATAATATCCATTCCGGCTGATATAAGGCCTTTAATCACGGCCATACCTATATCAATAATTGGCTTAACAATTGCCCAAGTTTTCTTTACTTCAAATGATATCAAACCCCAGGCAACTTTCCAGATTGCACTTACCACAGCCATACCAAGCTTGAGAACTTGTTGTACCATCTTAACCCCAGCTGAAACCACTGGTTTAATCTCTTTCCAGACTGCCTGAATGGATTTAACCACCGCTTTGAAGAAAGGTCCGAATGTCTTTTTGATCCACGTTACAGCATCGCCAAGCCACTTAGTAACGTTCTTATACCAATCTTTGATTGTATTAATAAGCCCATTTACGAAATCACGGAACTTTTTATTATGCTTATACAACTCAACTAAAGCAAATATGATTGCCGCAATGGCTGCAACCCAAATGCCGAAAGGCACTGCTTTTAGTGCTGATCCAAATGATGACAGAACACCAGAACCGCTCTTTAATGAAGACACAAACGCGGTTACTGGTTTGCCAATATTCTTTAGACTGTCAGTTATTTTTAAATTATCGTTAATGGACTTGATGCCGCCAACGAAATTGCTGACATTTTTCAAAACAAACGCTCCGGCTAATATTTTACCGAAAGTTTGAATAGCTGGCCCATTGCTTGCTAATGTTTTAAGAGCACCAGCTAGTCCGCTTACATGATTTGATGCGTCTTTACTATTACTTGATGCTTTACCAAGTGGATTAGTTAGAAAGCCGAGTACTGAAACCACATCATTAATAGCTGCGCCCACAACTTTAAATGCAATAGTCAAGCTGCTTTTAACAATGCTGCCAAATGCTTTAATATTGCCAGCATTTTTTGCGAGCCAATCTGATAATTTGTCGACTGACTTACCAGCGTCTTCAACCATCTGATTTAAGGAGTTTGTAAATCCTTTGCCAGTAAAATTATCGCCAGCAAATGATTTGGTAACCGTAGTGAATCCCTTACTTACCTTGTTTCCTAAGTCTTTAAATAAGCTCTCGGTATGAGTTTCAGAAACCCATTTAGAAATTGTGCCAAAGATTGGATTTTGTGCTTTTAGTAGCGGTTCTTCAATATCGCCTAGAAGTTTAGGCATTTGTGCTTTAACTGTTCGTTGCATACCAGTCATGGTCTTTAGCATATTGTCGGCCGCTGCACCATACTTGTCATTACCTAATTCAGTAAATACACTTTCAAGGTCTTTACCAGTGATTTTCCCTTGCCGAGCCATATTACGCATACCTGCAACGGTTGTATGTTCATGTTTGGCAAGTGCTTCATCAATCATTGGAAAATAAGCGCCTATTTGATTTAATTCGCCAGCAGATACCTTACCAGTAGCTAATCCATGAACCATATCTTGAGTTACTGACTTCATTTGATCACCGGTCAGTCCAACGGCATCACCCATGTTCAGCATTGCCTTTGATAAGTCGTCAGCTTCGGACTTGCTGGAGTGTAAATGGTAGAATCCTTGCTCCAACTCATTCACTAGATCACTAGCTTGGCCAGTCTTCTTGCTTAAATCGTTGATTGTGCTGACCATGCCTTTGGCTTGATCAGCTGACCCAGTTAAAGTTGTCCATGTTTGCAACATAACCTGCTGTTCTTTGTCAAAATCATAGCCGGCTTTGGTTGCTTCAACAATGCCATCTTTAACTTTGTCATAAGCGCTGTACAGTGCATTACCAACAAATGTGCCTTCAATAATATCACGTAATCGATGCCCATTTTCCTGTGTTTTCTTGGCACTTTCATTAAACTTTTGGAATCCCTTACTGAAACTGTCCTTTACTTTTAGCAGTAACGAATGTTCCTTGGGAACTTGTTTAATTCGTTCTCCAAGACGTTTGAAAATATCGGTAAAATTATCCTTAGCACGTAAAAAAACAGAACGTTCCTTAGGAACGTCCCGCACTTTGCGTGAGAATAGGCCAATATTTTCATCATTGATTTTAGACTTTAATGTCGTCACAACATCATGTGGAATATCTTTAAGACGGTCAATCAGGCCACTAATCTTTTCACGGATTGAATTGCTTGAATTAGCGACTTGGTCTTTATAATCATTAAAGTTAGCTTTAGCTTCGTCCATTGCTTCCTTTTGCTTAGAAGCATAGTTATGCCACTGTTCACCGCTTTCACTAACTTTAGATCCCATACTAGCAGCAGCATGAACTGCTTCGTCCATTGCCTGGCGTGCATTAGCAACCCCCTGGCTAATTTGATCCATAAATTTCCATACGAATGTCTTTTCAACAATAGCACTCATTAATTGGCCTCCTCTCTATTGGCTTTGTTTGCCATTAATTTTCGATACATAACCATTTGAGGCGTGTCAGGTTGTCGTTCTTCGATAGTTCGATAATCAGTTAATTTGCTAATCTCATTTGCAATTTGTTCATCGGACCGTTCTACAACTTCTCCTAACGGTTGACTGAGTTCAACACCATAAGTTGCCTGTGGCATTAAGCGAGCGTGCATTTGCTCGCGTTGCTGATTAAGCATATTGACTTGATAGCCATGCCAAACAGCTTTAAACTCAGCCGGTGTTAACTGTTCTAATTGTTCTGGAGTTAAGCCTGCACTTCTGGCGTAGCTGATTGCGGTGTACCAGGTTGCAGAACTTTGTTCAGCTTGTCCAGTTGTGTTTGTAGTTGTTCCATACCCAATTGATCCTGGTTGTATTGGTCGCTGCCCTCTTTTTCCGAGTCCAGCTTCTTCTGCATAATATCCATGATCTTGTTGTACCCTTTGACAAAACTGGTAAGCTTCCGCGCTAAAAAATTATCAGCATGTAAAGATTGAATGATGTCAGAATAAGCGGCGTTAGTCTTATCATCGTCAGCAAAGATAGTATCTTCAAGTGCTTCCACCACTTTGTCACGACTAGGTTGTGAACGTTTAAAGTAAGCCAACGCATAATAATAAGCATTCACAATTTGATCTGGGTCTTCGTCTAATAAACCATCGACAAGGACATCAAATCCATCACGACCATCTGCACTAAGTTCTTTCTTTACTTGATTAGCAAACGCATAGTTAAGTTTAGGGGTGCAAGTAGTACCATCAATCATTAAGTTTTCCATGATCTAAATTACCTCCATTATTTCCCAGGTTGTGTGGCAGTTGTTGTGCCGCCACCAATATCAGTATTATGAGCGAAGTCAAACATCTTTAGCCCGTCAGCTAATAGTTGCGGATCAAGTTCAGCCACAGCTAACACACCATCTTGCGTGTTACCATCAATATTGTAGGTAATGTTAGCATGTAACAAGTTGTTAACTGCTTCGGTTTCTGGTAATCCGTTAGGCTTAGCCATACCAAATTCAGCAGGTACAGACGCAATATTTCCACTAGCGTCTAAAGTTGCTTCGTTGAAGTCCATACGCCAAATGCCAACTGCGACATCTTTCTCAACCGCCTTTTTAAGTCCATCATGGATTTTGTCACCAATCGTCCAATACGAATCAACAACAAAAGTCTCGGTTCGTGCTCCAGATGTGTGAACCACGCCTTGTTTCAAGTTAACTGCCGAGCTAGCACGCGTATTAGTGGTGCTAGAAGCAGCTTGTAATCCCAACATTTGAATCAGAGTTGCTGTATCGTCCCACGGGAATTTAATCCCGTATAAAATTTTGTCAGCACTTTTTGTTTGTAGCTTTAATCCAGCCATATATTGTTTCCTCACTTTCCATAAACGAAAATATCAAATAAATAAGCCAGCCGAGTTAACGGCCGACCTTCTAAACTGTTATCACTTAATTTGCGCATTGACGAGCTGTCATACTTAGATGGCCATTCGGCTAGTTTCAATCGTTGCATAGCATTGGCAATTTGACGGCCTAATGCGTATGCTTGACCAACATTAGCTACATCAGTATAGACATCGACAGCCACAGTGCCTAAGAAATAATCCAAAACTTTAATATCAGTTTGCTCTTGCTCATTTTGCAAGCTGACAACTATCTGTGGGAACTTGGTTGGCCGTTGCTGACCGAAGTCATAGACCGGAACGTTCAATGTTCTCAGGCATTGTTTAACGCTTAATAGCAGGTCTTCCTCTGGCGACATATCAATCACTCCCCAATACTGCTAAACGCATGATACGCTCAAATTCATTATCAAGCCTCATTGCGATTTTTTCACCAGTAGGCTTCATAAACGGTTCTGCGGCCATTTTATAAGTGCCGTATTCTACATAGACACCATAGTAATCAACGCCGTCTTGACTAGTGATTGGATTTTTACTACCGCTACCAGCAATAGCTGCTAATGTCCTTTTATGATCCGCGACTGTTGCCATCGGCATAACAGATACTGAATTACCATCGTCACTAATCTTGATTTCTAGTGACCCTTGCAAAGTACCCGTTGGCTCGTAACCAGACTTACCATGTCCAACTTGAGTGCGCTCTAAGCCTTGTGCAGCTTCTTGTTCACGTGCACCAGCATTTTTGATAAATGCCTTGCTAAGTGCAACGGCTCGTCTGTATTCATTATTGGCTTCTTCCAACGCCTCTGGCATACCATTGTGCGCAAGCCCTCTGGCAGTCTCAAATAATTGGTTAAAATAATCAACGTCAATCGAAAATTTAACGACAGGTATTTGGTCATAGTTATTCGCCATGCAGAATCACCTCATTGTGAATAATATAGAACGCTGTTTGCTTATCATGCTGACTAACTTTTTGGATTTCATGCACCGTATCATTATCGCCTTCAACATATTCACCATCAAAGCCAATTGCGTCAGCTTGATAATTTCCATAGACACGAATAACAGTTGCGTTGTACACCGTGCCATTGGGTGCAAATGTTAAATTGACCTGTTGCATATTGGCCCACGCGATTTGGCTTTGATAACTCGTTTGATGATTAAGACTGTCAGGGTTCTCATCAGGAAGCTTAGTTAGCAAATAAACTTTATTCGGATAGCGCATATTATCACCAACCAATCGCAGTAGCACCACGAGTAGTATTAACTTGACCATCAATCCAAGCTTGCAGGTCTGGATAGTAAGGTGCTAAATCGTTAACACTGAACTGAAACGATAAGCCTTCCTCACTGTGAGATTTTTCACCTTCGTTATGAAACTTATTGAACTTAGTTACAGCTAAGTTTTCAACGATATAATCCAATCCAGCAGGTAAATCTTGAACTCGAATTGACCTCCCTAGATATAAAACAATGGCTTGTTCTGCATGACCAATATATAGCATTAGTCGTTTTTTCTCACTATCGGTAGGAGTAATATCTAGCAGAGTAATGACGTCACCTAATAGAGTAACGACGTCTTCTGATGTCTTATCACTGTCCTGTGTGCCACTCATAGAATGCCTCCTGACTATTTACCAGTTGGTGTTGTTGACGGTACGATAGCGTCAGCACTAGTTACAAATTGTGCCATTGGAATCAATTTTTGATCGTAGACTTTTGACCAATTAGTACCATCAGCTAAGTCAGCCATTGAAGGATAAGTTTTGCCTGGGTTCTTGGTAACGAAGTTGCTTTCATTCCAAGATAAGCCTTGTGGTGCAAAGACAAACCGACGACGGTTAATAAGATAATCTACCCCATGGTTCTTTAACGGATCACGATTAGTTTCAACCGCATTAGTGACTGGCAATTCAGAATAGCCAACCGCACCTTGAGCAAATAAGTAACTCGTGTACTTACCATTATCAACTGGTAAGCTATCGTCAACCACAATTTGAACGCCCTTAATTTTGTCGCCGGCATCAGGTGCTTGGATTGCCGTTGGCACGTTTGCATTGCCGTTTAAGACGAAGGTGGAGTTATTCTTAGCGTCAACTAAGTTGGCATCTTGTAATTGACGGAGAATATCAGAATGAACTGCTACAATTGCCAAGTCCTTATACCGGTCACCCAATAAGAAGCGAGCCTTGTTAAAGTTTTTTAAGCTGAACGTGGTATCAGTCTTATCAGTAGTTGTGTCTAATTGGTTGACGCCTTTCATGCTGGCTGAACTGAATACCCCTGTGAGAGTTTGTAATAAGAGCTTTTCGTAGACGTGTGACCAGTAGTCGCTAACTTGATCACCAATAGCACTTAATGGATCAGCTCCTGATAGTTCAGCCGATAAGTCAGTTGCGCTCCAAGCTTGATCAAAACCTAATTTGCGGGCTTGTGCTAAATCAGTAGTAATTTTGTTGACTAATAAGTCCGTTGTGTCATCGGGCACTTGTGGATCATCATCAGCTAGTGGCTTAAACAATGGCATGTTGGCTACTTTACCAGCACCTAATAATGCTGCAATTTGTGGAACGTTTTGAACGACACCACTCATAAAGAAAGCGTTGTTTTGTGTTGATTTTTCAGCTAAATAAGCACCCCAGTTTTCAGGGATTTGCATATCACTTAATTGTGTAATATTTCCGTTTGCCATAATTCATATCTCCTTATTTTCCAACGTAGAATGACTGACTAATGGGCTGGGCACTAGCAATTAACTGTTGAGCCTGTTCTTTGTCGGTATTATAAATTTCAGTTTGTTTTGTTAAATTCCAGCCATCTTTAGACCATGGATTATCAGTACCCGCTTCTAATGGCGAAGTATTGTTATTCCCAGTAGTGACGGCTTGCTTGCCAGTTAATAACTTTTCAGTAGCCGCCTGTACTTGACTATCAACATATTTCTGTAATAGTTCTAGATTATCGCTTGTAGAATCTTCGTCAGAACCCATAACTAATGGCAACATATCAGGGCTAATCCCCTTGTCAAGTAACATTGACTTGGTCTTGTATTCCTGAATCTGAGTAGCTAATTCTTGAGTGTGCTTAGCCATATCAGCTTCACGTTGTTTACGATCAGCTTCTGCTTTTTGTTCAGCGGTCATTTTAGCTCGTTCTTCGGCCTGCTTTTGTGTATCAACCAACTGCTTTTTAAATTCAGCTTGCTGTTGATCAAGCTTCTTAGACCACTTGGCATGTTGTTGACCAATCAATTCATCAATCTTAGCTTGTTGTTCATCAGTAAATGTCACCGGTTCATCAGGCTGTTTGCCATCTTCAGGGGTGGTTTCCGGATTCTTTGGTTCTTCGCTCATTAGATAACCTCCATTTAACGTCTGTCGACTCAATTCGTTTAACGCCCGTCGGCTAAAAAGGTGCATAAAAAATAGACCTTTTAACGCCATATCTAGGGCAATTGGTTATTAGTTAAGTTCACTTAACACATCTTTGTAGTCCATTTGTACCGGTATTACATTGCAATGACAACGTGGGTGCAGTGGAGGAACGTTCATTCCTACCACAGCATCTTTAATTTCAACAATTGTTCCATCATGACCCTCGCAGTATCTGCAAACATGCGGATTATCACGGGTGACAATCTTTAGCTTGGTAAAGCCTAAATTGTTGTATTGCTTTGCACATTCCCGCGTCTGAGTTGCTTTGCCCTCAGTGACTAAGATACGCTCCATATCAGCCTTAGTTGACATGTAGCGCTTTTGCATTGCTGTCTCCCATAAATCCTCATTAGGATTAGGCTTGCCAGCAACGCCTAGTTCTTGTGCAACCGTTTTGCTAATAGAATTAGGGTTGACATGATTTTGCATTTGGAACTTGATAATGTTGTCTAAGTCAATCGATAACTTATTAGCGTGCTTAAAAATTAAGTCTAGTGAGGTATTCTCAGGCTCATTTTGAGCGGCAACTCGATACAAAGCACGCCGTCTAAGCTGTGTATTGTACCCACCTAGTCCACTACCAGTTAACTTAGTTACCTGTTGAACGATCTCTGCCTGCTTAGCTTGAACTAACTTGTTAACCTTTAGTCCCATGTTAGCGACGTTAACACGTGCTTGGGCCTGGGCTACATCTAGATTAGTTTTGTAAGGCAGATTATTTAATAACGTGGCTAAGACTTGTTCTTCCTCGCGATTAGCGTTTTGCTTTAACTCAAGTACTGCATCGGTTAACTCTTTAATGTCTGCGTCATCAGCATTATCTTGCCATGTTACATTTTTGTGCAGAAAATAGGTTAAATTCTTAACCTGTGCATGATGTGAACGTTCAATAATACTAATCAACTGTTGGAACACCGGATCCTTAACATCTAAAATCTTTGCTAAAGCATGGGCCAGTTTATTAATGTCCATAATCAGCCTTCTTTCATGACAAACCGTCGTTCTCGGTTGTAGCCTCACTATTACTCATTGATGGGGCGGCAGCTGGCTTTCCGGTTGCGAATATATTACCCAATCCACCGTCACCTTGAGCATAGTTACTGTCGTCTTCCCTAGCAGCTTGGGTATCTTCTTTAACGCGTTCTGCTTCAGTATCAGCATTTATTCCAGTAATTGGTTCAGCCATATCACGAATAGTTTCATCACTGAATTTGCCAGTACCATTTAGCAACTGTATAAGTTGTGCGGTCGCATCATCATTCTTAGGCAGATTTGGCATAAAGTTTGCTTTAATCATTGTATTCCAGCTATCGGAGCTAATTTGGTTAAGTGTTTGCCAGTAGCTAACACAAGCATTGAGGCGCGCATGTAAGCCACGTTTGAACAACGTTTCTTGCAGCTTGCGTTCTTGATCGCTTCCCCATAGTTTATAAGACATCGCCACACCGGATGCGTTAGAAGCAAAGTTCGGATCATTAACATTAGGCGTATTAGTATACTTGTGAATTTCATTGATAAGAAAGTTCGTATACGTTGACCAGCCAGCTGCATCATACTGCTTAGTTAGATACTTAGCATCAGGCTGAATAATGTGCTTGGCAGTAGAACCAACGCCGCCACTTGCTGCGAACGGCTCCAAATACCACATGTGATTCTTAGGATCAACGTTCGGGTGAGCCGGTTCAACGATAATTGGCTGACCGTCTTGGCCTATTTTATTATTACCATTTTCGTCAAGTAAATATTTAGGCTCTGTCATATTAGAGAACTTACCAGTTAAGACAATATTGGCATTATTGAAATCTTCCTGAAAGTCAGCCATCATTGATACACTTTTGTCCAGTGCATCTAGTTGGTCTAATTCAGGTTCCCAATCGCCTAGTCGTTCGTCATTGTTGCGATACTCGGTTAATGGAACAGTATCAAAGAAATGTGGCAACGTATCATCCAAGACTGCATCGGCAACTGGTGAATTAGTTTGAGGCAAACCACCCTCACTATGAAAGGTAAACACTTGTCTATCAGTATAGACTTCATAGTGTTCTACCAATTGATTATCTAAGATGCCAGTCTGATAATAACGGACACCAACTAGTGGCTTACAATCGACAGTATCATCATAGATTACAAATGCTTGTTCAGGATCAACTCGAACTAGTCCTAGATCAGTCACTCCGTTTTTAACGTAGACGAGATCATAAGCTCGACCAGTGATTGATAAGTCCTTCGCTAGTTGTTGATTGACATAGTCTGCATTCGTATTAGTGGTAAAAGTGTCCAATACATTTTGGAACTTTTGTGCCTGACTATCATCTACCTCAGTGTCATCTTGTAGTTTTAATTGAACAGGATTACCTATTAAATAGCCAACTCGAATGCTTGTCATATAACGAGCGAACGCTGCTGCTACTCGATTGTTAGCATGGTAAGGATTTTTGCTATCTACTTGCTTTTTGATTGCGTTGTTAGCTTGGTAGTAATCATACAAAGTTTGAAGTCTCAAGACTTGATGATTTTGATGATGATTAATAAATTGATAAACAATCTTCATTAGCTCTAACGGTTGCTCTGCAACTGCTGTGTATGTTCCAACTGGCATCGTGTAATCTCGGTTGGCTTCACGGTCAAAACGCCGTTCTCCATAAATACTATTAATAGTCACTCACTCCCATCTGACGACCAATTGCGTATTGTTCGTCCCATTTAACACCTAATGATCCATCGTAATCCCCCATATATTGACGAACTGCATAACGTAAGGCGTCAATCGCATGGTTATCTTGGTCTTTAGGCTTGCTTAGCGTATTACCCATGCGATCACTGTCGAAGACGTAACTATTCAACTCACGCCACAAATTCTTGCATTTAGGGTGAACGTGAATTTGATATTGCCATAGTTGGTCAATACCAGCCTCAACCGGTGTCTTTACAACACTATCAGCATTGGTAATCCCTAAATCATTTAACTGAGCGGTTCTTTCAGGATTTGCGCTATCTGCGTATATCATAGCTCGTTCATAGCCGTTAACTTTTAACCATTCAGCAATATGTGGTGTTGTTTGATGATAGGTGTACATCTCGTCATAAACCCATAGTTGCTTATTGCGCACATCAACAGCAACGGCTACGAAAGCGTTAGGATCATTACCGAAGCCATAGTCCAGGCCAAAACCAGTCTGTCCGCATTCTTGTATCTTATCCATAGCATTAAAGTCAACTTGTTCAACGTTGTCTTCAAATACTAGCCCTTCGGCTACGCCCCAGTCGCCATCAACGACTGTTTTGGCGCGCCTAGGGTTAGTTTGGTATAAACTATAGAGTCGCTGCTTATATTCGTCAGAAACGAACTCATTGCATCTAACGGTAGTCGTGCGAACAAAGGCGTCATCTCGTGGCTGGTCAAAAAACTCACGCTTTAACCAGTGGTGCTCATTCCAAGGGTTAAACGTGAGCGTTACTTGATAAAAGACTTGTGGATCATTCCCACGTAACGATTCAATTACCGTTTGTAACTTGCTAAATGATTCAATTTCATAGGCTTCTTCTACCCACAGCCAACACAATTCACCAGTAAGGACATTAACTGAAGTCAGCTTCAATGGATCATCAAGGCCACGAAAGATAATTTTCTGACCAGTTGGCAAGTAAGTGATTTCTGGCAATGACTCGTTATACTTAAAGTAACGTTCTAAGTGAAAGTCATTAATAGCCTTCTTGCATTCCACGAAGGTGCTGGTCTTGTTGGTATTGGCATTACGCCTTACGACCAATATATTTGACCAATGATACTTAACTAACCGGTAAATTAAATTGTGAGCAGTGGTTACTGACTTCTTTGACCCACGACTTCCTTTAACCACTCGATAAAAGTGATGATCACGCCAGAAATCGGTATAACCATGGCCGATCATCTTAGCTAAGTTAACTTTGATTTCAGTCATCTTGGTTATCCTCCTTATCTGGTACCAAATTATCGTTAAATACAATCCGAACAGTTTCATCAGTATTACTTATCTGTTTAGCCTTAACCTCCGCAATATCCGCGTCAGCTTTAAGCTTGCGAATCTGTTGTTCAACAAGCTTATTGTTATCCGGATAACGCTTCAGTATTTCCTTAGTAGCGATTATCCGTGTTTTCAAATCAGCTTCTTTGTGCTTCTCGTACACACCGTCAGCAGTGCCAATATAAACCGTTTCTTTAGTTTCGCCTCTAGCGATACTAGTAAGCAACTCAACGGCTTCTGTGGCGTCCATAATACGCTTGGAAGCTATCTCGACCATTCGCTCATCAATGTAAGATTTAATTCCAACATTTTCCAACAATTTGCTAGATTGTGCCTTTGCATAGTTGCGCGAATAACCAGCTTCAATAGCAGCTTGATAAGCATTTCCAGACTTGATATACTCATCGGCAAACTTTTGCTGTTTGGGCGTTAACTTTCGTTTCATTACATACCACCACACCTCCGTTTTTAAACCCGTCGATTTCGACTGGTTTAGAATTAACCTTTATTTTCCAATTTAAATCCATCGCCCTGTAAAGCTTGATATACCGGCTTAGTTTTATTTTCCAAACGAAAAGCGCCATGCTGTTTAGCACGACGCTTCATCCATTTATCTAAGTGTGCATCCATCTCCGCTTCTTGTGGCGTGACGTAGCCGTATTTTGTGTTAATCAGCTTTGCCATGAGTTGCCTCGTTGCTTGAACAGAATGGATATTGTACCCCGAATAGCTCTAGATTAACTTTTTTCCAATCATTCTCAATAGCCTCGTTGTCTTCTATATTCATTGTAGTTCCTCCTAATCGTATGTATTAAAAAAGCTCCGCTAATAAGCGAGAGCAGTTTGGAGTTAATCTCATTCAGCTACTTCGAGATAGTCATCCCAATTCTCATTTTCCCAATCAGTAATTACCAATCTATCAACTTTAAACCCATTAGAATCACTCTTTAATTTCAATTTACAGTAGTATGGACGAGCTGTCAGAAACATATCCTTCCATTTGTCTTCAGCATGCAGCTCTTTAGAAATCTCAGCACGATAAACTTTTCCAATTTCTAGACTACTTTCCCCTGTTTGAATAACAAGAATCTTTCCATTATTTGCTGAAAAGTTACCTGAGAAAATTTTTCCAACAATTGAAAACTGTTCGTCAGAAGTGATTTCTTTCGTACTTAAAAGCTCTTTATCATTTTCATCTAATTTAAGTTCCTCACTAACATCGGGTGATAAATTGCTACCAATCCCAATTGAACTAACACCTTTTCCATCAATGTGTTCACTTAGCTTTTTAAACTCTGGCTGTAGTTCATCTGCTACCTTAGGTAATCCTTGAGGCACAATAATTCGTACCTTAGCATTTCCTGTGGCATTAACAACAACGCTCTGTGCACCTGCTTTTTGCTCAATCATTGGCGTTTGCCCCTTTTTCTCAGCAGTTCGCTTTGCTCGTATATACTTTAAACTATCTTTGATGGTAGCCAAAATAAAGTCTTGGTTTGCCGCCAAATAAGGCAAAGCTGGAATGACAACATTATGATAAACAATATCTAATTGTGTCCACAATGATCCCTTTTCTAGCTTTTTCAAACGAACATTTAGCCTTTGCGCATCTTGATCATTAAACCTTTGTCGATTATTTAGCGATAAGTATGTTTTGTTAACTAAGCTTTCAATATCATTTAGCGAACCAATAACTGTACTCAAATCATATCCGGATTCAGTGTCCATTTCATCGCCAGACACACGAAATGAAAGAGATTGAATGCCAGAAACACCATTTTCATCTTTTTTCATAATTAAGTACCTCTCCAACATTTATTTAGTCACTTTTAGTAAACACCAAAAAAAGTGATAGTACAATGCTCTATCACTTCTGACTAAATAAATTTGGAAAATATCGCTGGTAGGACTCGAACCTACATCCCATTGTGGCTTACCAATTAGCCCACAGCGATACTCGCATTCAACGGCCGACGTTAAACACGAAGACTAATGCCGGCGGCAGAGAGGAGCGCATCACCCCTTATAAATCCGCCGGCTACACAGATAGCTGGATTTGAACCAACATAGACGGTTTTGGAGACCGCCATCTTGCCAATTAGATCATATCTGCTTAATAGGCGGGCCATCATATCAACTTAATCAAGGAGGCAACACAAACTGTACATCTGTGCCCGTCTAACGTAGCCTGCTGGACTCGAACCAGCGACAACCTGATTAACAGTCAGGTGCTCTACCAACTGAGCTAAGGCCACATGAATGCTAGACGTACAAGCTGGGGTGGCTTACCTAACATTCGATAATACTAATTTACTCCCCTTTTTGACTCATTTACCGGAATCAACACGGAAACTTGTCGGAATTTACTCGGAATTTTGTCGGAGTAAATTTAGCCCTCGTCGTAGTGAGCAATAATCTCTGGCTCATACTTTTTAACGATCAGGTCTTCCACGCCATCCGGATATATCTCAGCGAACATTAACTGGGCTTGTTTCAAATACTTATTAAATGTTTTGTCGGAGATATTCAGGTTAATCATGCACTTAGTTTTTGAATACCGTTTAACATAGAGCAGCATTAATAGCTCTGAATATTTCTCCGTTTCTTCATCAATTGTAACAGCTTCAATGACCTTGACAACTAAATTAGCCATAAAATCATCGTTAGCTTTACTAACTTGCTTGTCTTCAATATGGTTGCCATAGCTAGGACTTTTAGGCATTCCGTCCATTGCTGGACTTTGCAGGTTGAAATTAACCCTGCGAGCTCGTAGTCGCCACTTCCAATAGTCTTTTAGCACCCGTTCCGCATTAGCAATTGTTCGTTCTTCATCCACGTCCTTAAAAATGCTCTCCATCACTGCCACCCCTTGTTTTGACTGTGCTATAATTAATTTTGTGGGAATCAATCGTAACGGCGTCAGTGATGGCGGCGCTTTTTATATGTTATACTGGCAACGGTCATACGAGTGGTCCTAATGACTAGCCGCCTTAATTGGTGGCTTTTTTCTATTGCCATTAATTTCCAATAGTATTAGAATTTAATGGCACGCATGTGCAAGCCAATGCTCACTACAGTTGTGAATAGTAGTGAGCTTTTTTGTTCACCCATGACGTTGTATAACCCATGTCAGCAAGAGCGCAATAACTACATAAACAATGATGACTCCTAGCACGATTGAACCAATCCAACTAACTAACTGCCACGGGGTTGCGTTCCATATTGCTTCAAATATCTGTTTCATTTTTATTCCACCAATAATTCCGGGTTAGCGTGAACGTTACCAATAACTTCATACGTTCGGTACTTGTCAGTTTTCCAGATATTGTACTCGTTATTTCCAGTTACGAAGCACCAGCTAAAACTAACTTTGCTAAGTTTGACTACTCCAATTTTAGGCGATCCTAATATCGGTTCAGTCGGTCTAGAAACGATAATATCATTTTCATAAATCTCGTTGCCATTCACGTCTGTCAGGCCGGTAAACTGTTCAGGGATGTATTTCTCTGCCTCCGTTTCAGCAAGTGCTAAAATATGGCTTGCTCTGCTGTACACCATTTCTTGCATAGCACCATACTTTCCAAACGGCATATACCACGCTCTAAACTTAATCATCGTCGCCATCTCCTGTATAAATAACTACGGCTGACGGGAATGGTGCTGAGTCACCACTAATTCCGTCTACTTCAAATTTCAATCTATCTCGTAAAAACTTAATTTCAGCATGATTGAAAATATAGTCATGCCAGTAGCTAGTATCAGTTCTTGAAGGAATTAGCATTACTAATTTCTGCTTATCTTTCAACCCAGTAGTAGCCGCTTTTTTTACCCACAGCTTTAGTTCTCGTCCGTATGGTGGATTCAAAAACAAATTCCCTGATAATCCTTCCCAATCTTGTTCCAATGAATTATCATCACGAGTGAAATAATGTCCGCATTTAGCATTATCATCACTTGCAGCTAAGTCCCATTCAAAGTGATATTTAGCATTTAATCGATCATAGAAATCCTGGGGCGTTTCCCAGTCTTCTTTGTTTGATGTAAATAGTGCCTTGCTGATCATTTTTAATCCTCCTTGAACGCTTCAAACGCCCACTTGCGTTCCTCGTTAGTTGGTTCCTTGACGATTATCATGCTGTGATTTCATCGCTTTCTCGGCATGTTGCTTCATTCGCCGGTGCTTCCGTTTAATCGTTGAACGCTTCTTAGTGTGTTTAGGCATTCTCGTCCTCCGTAATTTCATCTATTTCTACTCGCGGATTTCGTTTATCAACGGCAAATTCGTCCTGAAATCCCGTGATATGCTTTCGGTTGTCGTTGCCTAAAAGCCCAGCCTTCATAAAGCCGTCCAACACAAACTTTTTAGCAAACGCGATATTATCCGCATCTTTTCGGTTGTTCTTTGTGTACCACGTAAATTTAAGCTTGCAAGGCCAATTAAATTCAACTCCAGAATTATGACTAGCCCGCGCATATACACTACATAAGGCCGTGTACCGCTTTTTTAGGTTAGCTGCCGCATACCGATTGGCCCGTTCAGCCTTGATGTACTCATTTAAGCTAGGTAGTTCGCCCTTAATCACGACTTTACTCATACTTTCGGCACCCGGCTAATGTAGTAGCCACAGACAATGCCATTTGAGTAGCTTGCTTGCCTTATCGATCTAGCTGGGGCGCCGATCTTATCACCTAGCAAATCAACTGTTTGTCCAGTAATAATTTCGTTGGGATTGTCGTACTTTTCAGCACGCCAGTAGCCGTTCCGCAACGGCAAACTGTACTTGTGCACTAGATAGCTAACCCGCTGACTAATATAGCCAGTCTCATCGGTCAACGCCCTTATCGTATGGTTACCATCACGATGAGCACGGCGAATATCTCTAATTTGCTCACGTTCCTCAGCTTGGGGATCTGGTAACATACTAGCTAAGTAAGCTTCATCACTGCGTACCTTAGTCCCAGGCTTAACCAGTCTAACTGGAAACGACCATTCACCAGATTTGTAGTTATGTTGCGTGAGCTTAAACATTTCCGGTTCTGGCCCTATTGCTAGTGGGTGATCAATGTCCGGTCTGTCAGCATTAATTACTAGCACCTGTGTCTCAGTCATGCGCTCACCTCTTTTACTTGTCATAGGCTAACTTCCTTTCAAGCTCTTGTTCGTAATGAGTGTGTACCGCCTGCGTGCAGTTAGGGCACGGCTGTACAACCCAGACACCTTTCATAATCTCAACATGTACAATTTTTGTTCCGTTACATTCACACATTAGAACGATACCTCCCGTTTGTCTGGGGTCGCCGCCGTAAAGCTGATGACGTGCCCGTTTATGCCGCGGTACAATCGCGAAATGATCTTTGGATTATAAACGCTAGCCAAGTCGGCACTGCCTAGATTAGTCGTGATAATGGTTCGTTGGCGGTTGTTCACGATGCCAAACAACACATTTTGCACGTAATCGCTGGCTTCCTTTCGGTTCTTGCTTTGATGGCTTTGAAATGTTGCCTCTGAGCCTAGGTCGTCAAGTACAAGCAAATCGGCGTCACTTAGTAGCTGAACCATGTTCTGCTCGTTATATCGGCTGTCAGGATGGCCGAAACTGCTTTTGATTAACCGGAATAGTTCATTCACGCTAACGAATAGACAGGCCATAGATTTATCTGCGTGATCGTTTACCGCTTTGGCAATGGATAAGGCCAAGTGTGACTTGCCACGCCCCGGCAGTCCCGTCAATATCGTGTTGTACGTAGTTTTCGGGTTTAAATACTCGCCAGCAATCTTCCGTGCCATCTTTAGGTTATTCGCTGACTCCGAACTGTTCGGGCGGAAATTATCAAAGTTGGCATCCATCAGGGTTGGATCATCGAATATCGAGTCCATGGCCAACACGTCAGAGGTTCGGCGCTTATGCCAGTAATCATTGGCATGATCAATAATCTTGTGGTTTTTCTGTTCAATTTTTTCTTTGGTACAAACCATGCAGAATGGCTGGTGTCCCTGCATGTAAACCATATTCACCCCATGCCGTAGGCAAACTTGGTCACTAGTCTTTAACCGTTGTAGCTCAGGAAAGCTAATCCCTCGCGCACTCTTAGAAGTCGTTTCTGACATAGGTTTGCGCCTCCTTCGATGTCTGGTTGCTACCATCCGCTGCTGGTTGCGTAGGCGGCGTCATATCGTACTCATCCATCCAGCCACGGCCACCGAGCCAATTATCTAAACTTTTGGTATAGTACTCACCCGTGCCATGTAGCTTCAAGTAAGCCTTATACTCGTTAATCTTGGCAACAATGGTCTCTAAGCTAACCCCCTCAACTTTGGCCGCATAATACGCGTTATAAGCCTTTTGAAAGTCACGCTTTTTTGGATAGATTGACCAAACCTGTTCGGTAAACTCTTGCTGGATGCGGTCACGAGGATCACGCGGTTTGGTTTTATTTTTTTTATTATTATTTGATTTACTTTGTTCTGATATACTATGTGGATTGTCAGCGTTGTTTACTCCGTTTCCAGCGTTGGAAACCCCGTTATCAGTATTGGAAACCCGTGGTAAACGATACTGATTAAGAATCGAGCTATCTTTCTTCTGTCGAGAAGCCAATTTATAGTTCTCTTGAATTCGCTTAGACGTTAAGATTTTTTCTTGCTTGAACATCTCAGCGTCGAAAAACCCTACCTCACTTGCTTTTAAAACCACGTCCTGTACTGCGCTTTCCTTGGCACCAATATCATCAGCCACCAAGAACCGCATATCAGCATCCCACGTCATGTAATACCCTTCATCTTGATAAATATTACAGAGCAGGCAGATTAGTACAGCGATCGATTGATTTCCACAAGCACGCATGATTTTACGGACCTTAATGTCACGCAGAAAATCTACATCTAAGTTGAAGTAGTCAATTCCCTTCTTAATTGGACGGGCCATTTCGCACCTCCTGTCCTTACTAGTGGGCCTCTCACCCGTTCGGTGGATTCAGTCACTGCTGCATTCAAGCCAATTCGAATGTTTATTTCTTATCAAATGCCGCTAGCAACCCTTGTAGCTGGCTCTTAGCATCCTCTGCTTGTGCTACTGTTAGATTCTTCCAATCGTCGTCACTGCCTTTCCAGTCAGGAACGATCTGCTGCAATACTTCGTTGGCTGTTGACATCGGACTGCCTGACTGTGTCTTAGTGGCCAAGTCTCCAGCTAGGTTTGCAATATCACGAGTTTGTTGTGACGTCGCGATCATTTCGCCCGTGTCCTCCGACGCCGGTTGAGCATCTTCTTTAGGTGCTTGGTCTACTGCTGGCTTACCCTTAAGTAAGAGTTCAGCAGCTGTCTTAAATTCGGCCTTCTTGGCGTTTTCAGCGAGCCATTCGATATAGCTTCGATTTTCGTTCATAACTTTGCCCATGGTCTTGCCCTTATTTTTACCGAAGTTCAGTTTCAAATTGAAGGCTTCATCGTACGTCATGGTTTCGGTATTCTCACGCTGGTTGAATTGCTGCATGTCTTCGACATCTTGCGTAAAGACATTTGATAAACTAGCGATGGTCAGTGTGGCATCAACTTGAGCTCGCTTTTTTGCCATCTTCAATACCGTGTTTTTCATTGAAAAGCCATCACGAGAAACGTACTTACTCTCTTTTGTATTTGCCGACCCTAATCCCTCAGTTAACTGCATACCGCTCTTGTATAGCACGCACTTGACGGTGTAGTCGAAATAACCCGACTCGTAGTCCTCAACTTTATCGATAACGTTGTATTCGCTGGTCACGCCCATCAACATTTGAATTTTTTCGGCACCCGGTTTAAGGAGCGTCGGCTTCTGTGTACCAGGGACGACCCCAAAATCTTGACCATCTTTTAGTTGATGTTGAACCATAGTTTGGAAATTAGAGATAGCCTGTAGTTCGCTAGCCATCTTGTTTTGATCAGTACCCATGATTAGGGATAGACTGTTCGTTTGATTTTCTGCTTTTGCGATTGCTTCACTCATATCGGTTCCTCCTAGTATTTAAACGTGACCTTCTCAGTTGCCGGTTTTTCAGTAATACCAGCGATAATCTCGCCATCTTCCATGACAAACTTGTCACCAACCATGCGACCAGCTTTTTTTAAATCGACTTTATCAATAGATTCCTTGACCTTGATATATTGGCTCATGCCCTGATTACGAAGTGAGTTTAAAACCATCTTTTCGTCATACGCCAACCCAGCCGGGTTCTTACGAGTTGATACACGGCCATTAGGGGTATCGATTTTGAATTTCTTATCGACTAACCGTTGATCACGTAAATAGTCGGTCAGTAGCCCTTCGAAGTACTCGCGGTTGGCTTGGTTCTTATCAAGCTCCCGGTCGCGCCATGCAATTGCCTGGTCAATATTGTTCTTCGCAACTTGGCCAATTTCATCATCATGCGCTTGGATAGCCTTGAGCTTCTTTAACGCCCAGTCAGCTTTCTCCAATGAGTCAATTTTGAAGCCTTCGTTTTCACGTTCTGTCACCGTTCTAAGTTCTTCTTTTAACATTGCATCCATGATTGAAATCCTCCTATTTAATAATCAGCAATGACGCCACTTTCAATCAGCTCTTCCTCAGTAGGCACATCATCACGCCAACCTTCTGCAGCTTCTTCTTGGTCAACCAGCCAGCTATCGTAGCCGTTCATTTCGCCCACCTCCGCGCTAAACGTTGTCTTAGTGACTGTTTCGGAGTACAATAGAACTCGAAAATAAATTTATTAAACGTCTTAGCTGCACGGGTACTACCAATACTCGAGCAGCTTTTTTCGTACTCAAATTTAGGCTTTGGCGATACTTTGCGTACTTCCAATTCGTTCAACCTCCTTAAACGTGTTAAAAAGATTATTCAATTCTTCAATTGTGATTTGCTTGTAAAGCACATTTCCAATCCTGAACGTGAACTTCATCGTCTTCATCTCCTTAAATTCCAAACCAACTAGCAACTTCATGACGTTTGAACCACAATGCAGTTAACGCGCAGCCTACTAATGCTCCTTCAATCATTGCGATGCCTCCTATCCATTTTTCCGATTAACTTTATCGATGACTTCTTGCAATTTATCCATCGAGATGCCAGCATACTCAGCTTTCTTAGCTAAATCAGTTATCTCGGCGCTAATTTCTTCAGCGTATTCACGTGGATAACGTTCAATGACTAGCTGCTGCGCTGGTGTCCGATCGTTTGGATTAATTGCAATAGCATTCTCAAACTCAGCTTCCATTGCCTCTCGTTCTTGCTGCTCTTTCTTCTGACGCATTAGGGCTGAGAACATATCACCCTTTAGACGCCTGTCATTCTGGAATGACAGCACTCCGAAATTCTCGCGAGCACCAGAATAGCTAAGCCAAAAATCGTTAATTACATTTGCTAACGACTTCCTGATTTGTGGATCAGTGCTTCTTGATCCACTCTTCAACCGGGACAATTGTCCGGGAGAAACATGCGTCCTATCTGCAATCTGCTGCTGTGTTAGTGTTTTATCTCTACCTAATGCCAATGACAATTGCTCTGCAAACCTGTTTTTCATACCTACACCTCTGTATTTTGGAAAGGGCTTTATATGGCCTTTCCGTGTAATTCACTTATAATTTAGTTAGTCGGGATGATTTAATAGGTAATCCATCATCTCAGCTGCTGGAATCTGCCAGCCGTTATGGGTATTCACATAATCAATGAAGCCACCCTGTTCAATATCCAAATCATGGCGATGCTTGGTTAAATATCGTGAGGCTCGTTCGGTTGATTTAGTTCCGTATTTATACTTAGCCAGATCTTTAAGCTTCCAAGTACGAATACCACGTTGTGCTTGCTTCCAGGCTTGGAACCTCTCGTATTCTTCTTCGCTAATGAATTGGAAGCCCTTTGGAGCCTCATGCCGAACCAATATCGTATCTGACATGTGCGCACCTCCTAATATGAAACTGACATAAGTTGGCTAGCTTGCTCGTTATACTCGGCCGTTACTGCTCGGAATTCAGCATCTAGTGCTTTATCGCTTAGTGCCTCAAACATTACTCTTGGTGTTTCTGGCTTAACCTTTGCTAGTGCATTGATTAATGTAGTTCGTGATAGATGTGTCATTTTGCCGCCTCCTTTGTCAATTTGTATGCTTTCGCCGATATGATACGTTTGGTATCTTTATCTGGCAAAAAAATATCAGGAAACAAAATTTCCGGTTTAACCTCAAAAAGATATGAAAATTTAGCAATTAATTTGCTACTAGGGTTACGTGATCCATTTTCTATGCTTCTAACAGTTATTTCCGCAATATCAAGTAATTTTGCAACACTGTTTTGAGACCAACCATTCCTATTTCTTTCTGCAATAAGTCGCTCACGCTTCATTTTTGCACCTCCAAATCCGATACATATCGTATCAACAACTATTATAATAAACGATACTTTAAGTATCGTCAAGTGATTCTGGAAACTTTTTGTATCATTTATTGAAACCGATACGCAATGTATCTATACTGATACATATAATATCTATTAAGAAAGGGGGTGGCACTATGGCATCTTCAGGAATCGGGAATCGTTTAAAAGAACTACGAAATATGCAAGGCAAAACACAAGATGAGGTTGCAAAATCAATTGGTATCAGTAGAGCTCGATATTCACATTTAGAAAATGAACGTAACGAACCCGACAATGAATTACTCAGGCTTCTTGCTAGCTATTATGAAGTATCCACTGACTATCTTCTTGGAAATAGCGAAAAGAATCATAAATCACCAGACTGGGCTACCGAAGCCGATCGCATTGACTTAGACAAGCTTCTCCAGTCAAATACGCCTATGGGATATGGTGGAATGAGTATGGCACCCGAGGATAAAGAAAAAGTCCGTAATGTTATTGAAGGCATTTACTGGGATCGTTTGAAAAAAATACGCGAAGAAGGAAAAAAGTAGGTGTTTGTATGCGATACGACACGTATCTTAAGGTAGAACAACTTGCACAATCCTTCGGAACGTATGATCCATTTACGATTGCAGATAGATTAGGATTCGAAGTTCACTTTGAGGACATTGGGGCAAATATGGGGGTCTGTACTCCAATATTGGGAATCACAGATATAGTAATTAGCGATAGTCTTCGTGATTCGCCGGCCAGACTTCCGGTTATGGCCCACGAACTATGCCACGGTATCGAGGACACGGCTTGTGTTTCTTGGTACACACTTGGCGACTATCAGAAAAACAGTGCTGAGTATAAGGCCAATGCTTTTGCATGCCAAGAATTGGCGAAGCTATACGAAGAAGAATACGATGAATTACCTGATAGTTTCAATACGTTAAAAAATGCGTACGGATTACCAGACGAATTTATGGAGTTTTTTTCGTTTTCATAATGTGAGTTAAAATTTAATCATCATGGGGATTTCTATTTGGGGAAATATTAATTTGGAGGAATTATTTTGGAAAATTTATATAGCTTGAGGAGTATATATTATGGGTGAAAAGATTTTGGGATTAGTATTAACTATTGTTTTTGGATATATTACATATCGATTGTATAAAAACAATAGTATGAAAAAAGGAGTGCGTTTGGGGCTGACAATATTCACAAGTATCTTAACCGTGTCGTCCCTTGTAGGTCCTTATATGGAAAGTAGCAACAAAGCAACTGATAGCAGTACCGTTTCAAAAGCTGATAGCCAGGCTTTTTCAAAGAAAGCCAGTTCCAATATTGAAAAAGAAAAGGAGAAAGAAAGCCGTTCTGAGTCCAAAAGCAGTGCAGCCAAAGTAAAAAGCGAATCTAAGAGTCAGTCTGCTTCAAGCAGTAAATCTGAATCTCAGAGTGAAAGTAAACTGGTAGAATCAACTAAAAATAAAAACGAGCAAAAGAACTTCGAAAAATTCCAGCAAGATTTAGGTGATGTTCCATCAACTACTAAAGGATCTATCACCTCGGCAAACTATGACCAGACATCAGAGACTTTAAAACTTACTTTATCTGATGAAGCACTAGACTTACAGGGCGCACAGTTAAAAGAAGTTGTCAGGGCAGCTTGGAATGCTGGAAACTCTCTGGTTGACTCAGATAAACCATTCCCTGATGATAAACAGGTGGTATCTATTATTATTCAGGATTCTGCCGGAAATCAGCTTGCTCATTCAAGCGCATTTCTTCATGAATTTAAATATGACGCAGATAAATAACAATTATTAGCCCTCACAGGGCTTTCATGCGAGCGTAGTTCAACGGTAGAACAGTACTCCTTTGAATTGCTAACTAGATACTTTCAGATGTAGGTTCGACTCCTGCCGCTCGCTTTAACCAGAAAGAAGGCTTAACGCTATGGATAATGAAATTTCAAAATACGAGCTAATTGCCACGATGAAGAAAGATATACAGACATTTATGGACTCAGAATCCATGCTATATCTAAAAAAAGATTCATATTCAACAGAAGAATATGACCATATGCTGACAGAAGTAAAAGATGATTTGAAAACACGGCTATTGCAAAAATAATTATGAACTCAGTAAATGATAGTCAGCCCTAGCTGACTTCACGCGAGCGTAGTTCAACGGTAGAATGGTTCCTTTAATTCAAATATAGCCTACCTTCCAATGCAGGTTCGACTCCTGCCGCTCGCATAGAGATTCTTAACTCAATCAAACACAGGAGAATCACCAATGTTCAATTCTTTAACTTATTTTTTAAAAAGCCTGTCCTCTATTAAGTGGAGCACTGAGCTATTATTTGTGGCAATTATATCAGCATTAGTTGCATATTTTCTCTATAAAAAGCTTCATCACTAATTGATTACAAACGTGGGTGTAGTTCAACGGCAGAACGGCAACTTCTTATGGGATACCCTTCCTTTATTTCTTATTGCCATGCGGGTTCAACTCCTGCCACTCACATTGACCAGTCAGGATGTCATTAAAAGCTAGAGTATATTTTCAGGAGGATATTTAATTGATTCAAGAATTCAAAGAATTTATCTCACGTGGTAATGTAATGGATTTAGCAGTCGGAGTTATTATTGGGGCTGCATTTACTGCTATCGTTAAATCATTGGTTAATAATTTAATAAATCCACTAATAGGTGTTTTTTTAGGACAAATTGATTTCTCTAGCCTTGTTTTAAAAGTTGGCAATGCTACTTTTAAATACGGTTCCTTTATTAATTCTGTCATTAATTTTTTGATTATTGCATTTGTGGTATTTTTACTAGTCAAAATGATTAATAAAATTATGCCTAAAAAAGAGGATGTCGAAGCCGATCCTATTCCAACAGCTGAGGAAAAATATCTTTCAGAAATTGTATCATTATTAAAGCAACAGAAAAGATAATTGCAGTAAGAAATCAGGTGCCATTTATGAAAAAATCAGAAGATTTATCTACTAAAGATTGGAAACAAGCACAGTCTGCCGTCTTCAAAGAGTACGAAGATTTTATTAAAAGAGTTCAAGAAAATGGTGTAGACTATGCTATTCAGCATGCAAGACGTTTAGTAAATTACCAAAAATTAGTTACCGAATGGCAACATAAAATAAATATTTTAATGGACGATCTATCTAATAACCACGTCGCTTTAAGTGTTTTTAAAGACTTAGAAGAAGGAAACGAAAGTCATGTTTTGAGTAGAGCTTACGAGATTATGAAGAAGTGGCCAGAGTTCAACCCAGAACCATTAACCATTTGGCTAGAACTCATCGAAGACTCAGATGATGAATAATAAAACTAAATGTCAAAGGAAGAATTCCAAATGAAGATTATCAACGTCGCATTGCATGTTAAACCAGAGCTCAAAAAAGAATATGAAGATTTCATTCATGAACTTGTTATTAATTCAGCACAAGAAGCTGGTAATGAATTCTATGGACATTTCAAAAAGTTAGACAGTGATAATGATTACGAAATTATCGAACACTGGAAAGATCAAGAAGCCGTGGATTTCCATAATGACACTCCTCATTTCCAGAAATTTTTAGCACACGTCAGTGACTATCTAACTTCAGAATCAGAAATTACCAGAATGGATTATTAGTTTTCTCGCTTTGCAAATAAGTGAAAAAACAGCACTTATTTGCAAAGCTTCCGGACCTTTAGCTCAGTTGGTTAGAGCAGACGGCTCATAACCGTCCGGTCGTTGGTTCGAGCCCAACAAGGTCCATTTCACGCGAGTGTAGTTTAGTGGTAAAACGACAGCCTTCCAAGCTGTAGTCGCGGGTCCGATTCCCGTCACTCGCTTTGTAATGCTAAAATCTATATATAATGGAGGAATAATCTCACGGAAAAATTAGTGTTTTCAGTTGTAACATATCTTCCATGTGCATTTCTAGCAAACCAACTATGGGAATGTATTTCAAAATCTAAAATCACATCACAAAACTTAATTACTATTTTATCAATCTTATTATGGCTAGCAATCGTTGGCATATTTTGGATTGGCAGATATTATTACAAAAAGTTTGATTCACAATTAAAACTTAATCAAAAAACTCAAGAAGAATTAGCTGAAGTTAAAGTCAATCGGGATGGATTAATCCAACAAGATGATAAAAAGTCCAAATTATTAGAAGAATATCGAAGTAATATTAATAGTATGCGGATTGTATTGTGTTACGCTGTTCAGCTACTCTCTCCAACAGAAACAAAAAAGATAGATGCTCAAATGAAAATACTCAACGTTCAACAGGAGGACGAATAATTGACTAAACAGAGTTTTAAAGTAGCAAAAATAATTAGTGATACAACTTTAGTTATTAATGCAGGCACAAGTCAAGGTATTAAAAAAGGTGATCAATTTAAGATAATCGGTAAATATGGAACTGAGCCAATTATTGATCCGGACACCAAAGAAAATCTAGGCACATTGGATGACATCAAAGGTACTGTTTTTGCTTCAGAGGTATATCCACATATGTCAGTCTGCAACTCAAGATATATTCAAGATAGCACCACCTTTTTTTCACAAAATCTTTTGGCAACCGGTGCAAATAACTTTTTAAAAGATATGGGACATCATGAGGCCTTAAACGTTGACAAGACGCAGATAACTGGTGGTTTACATGAATCAAATGCTAAAATTCAGATTGGCGACATTGCACAACTTGTTAACTAACTAATAGTAGCCCCTATATGGGGTTTATATTTTAGGTCAAAAAGAACATACGTTTGGAAATGCCAACTTATTGTTATTTCCAGTTGGGAGGAATAAAACATGTCAGTAACCAAACTTAATAATGGTAAATGGCAAGCCCGTGTCTCTTATAAAGATGATGACGGTAACTATAAGTCAGTTACTCATTTAGAAAAGCGCAAAACTGACGCTGTTGAGTGGGAAACTAAAACTAAAAATGCTCTGCTGGAAGGTGCTGACTTATCACGTAGTACCGAGAGTCTAAAGCATTACTTTCTTGATTGGATCAGAATTTACAAAACTGACGGTGTATCGCGTCATACTCACGAGCTATATATGGGCAACTGGCGTCACGTCTCTGCATATTTTAAGGATAAACCTATGAGCGCAATTAAACGTCCAGATTACCAGAAGTTTCTGAATGAATTTGGCCGCAGTCATGGAATTGCCACATCTCACAAGCTTCATCAACAAGTACACACTGCAATCAAGGACGCCGTAGCTGATGGTATTCTAAAACGAGACTTTGCTTACAAGGCACACGTCACTGGACGCCCTCCTAAGCCCGTAGAGGAAAAGTATTTGACGTTGTCCGATTATAAGAAGCTGCGTAAATACCTCATTAAAACGGCTGATTATGACCACATGACTATGCTAATGATGCTGTTTCAACTAGAAACTGGAACTAGGTTCGAGGAAGCTGCTGGCCTAACGTGGGATAATTTAGATTTGAATAACGGAATAGTTCACATTAAACAGCAATGGGACGCCCGTAGACAGACTTTTCGTCCAACTAAAGGAAATGGACAGGCCGATGGAGATATAACCATAGGACCCGCCTACTGTCGTTTTATGAGGAGCTATCGTAGCACGCAGAAAGATTATTTAGAATTGCACGAAATGAAGAATCCTAAGAACCTCGTATTTTGGTCCAAACTAGGAAAAATAGTGGGCAATGGGAATGCAAACGAAGAGCTAGGACGTATTTGTAACCGTCTAAATATCAATAAAGTTACAACACACGCCATGAGGCATACACACGCTTCGATTCTTATCTTAAATTATGAGTCCCTTCCCTATGTTCAACATCGCCTTCGACATCAAAAACTAGAAACGACCGTTAACACCTACGTCCATCTTATTGAAGAAGAAAACGGCGTATCAGATAAGAAGGCTACCGAGCTAATGGACGAAGGATTTTAGAAAATGATAATTTTGTGATTGCTGTATCCCTTGTGGCACAATGGATTACAAAATCATTTGTTAATTTTTCTTCCAAAAACTGCTATATTTTGACTACTTTTTTCGTTTTTGGAAGAATCGTGGAAGAACATATCGTGTTTGAGTGGTTTTCGAGCGTAAAACAAAAGCACCAAAACGCCTTTATATCAGCGTTTTGGTGCTTTGTCGTTTCTCTATATTTGTCGACTTATCACCCGCACGGGGATCGAACCCGTAACTCCGCCTTGAGAGGGCGACGTCTTAACCAATTTGACCAGCGGGCACAAATTCATTTATTATCTTACCGAATGATAAGCGGCTTGTCAAATATAATTAAGATTTTTGCCACCTAAAAATCGTCACAACAACTAAACCAACAAATAAGAGCAAACAGTAGACCACACTACACCAAAAAACGAAAGTCAATAATTGCGGTAACAAAAAGCTGCGCATAACTGCTAATCCGATGGCCGTGACCGCCCATACGATCAATTGTTGTCGCAGATGATCGAATAAATGATCTAATTCTGACTTCGACATACACTCACCTTCCATTTAACTAGTTTAGCCACCAACTGATACGATATTCAAGCAAAAATGCAAAAAATAGACACAAAGTTTCAGCAAAGCCTTGACAGTATTTGCTGGAAAAGTTACTATTAAATAGTTGTTATTGGGTATTCGCCAAATTGGTAAGGCAGCGGACTCTGAATCCGTAATTTACTGGTTCGAGCCCAGTATACCCAATATTCGTTATCAGCTGTTATCATTGGTTGTCAAAAACACCGTGATTACAGCTTTTTTATTACTCTAGTTTGTCATTGGTTGTCATATCTTTTCACTAAAAGTCAGCCAAAAGGACAGCCAAAAATATAACAAAAAAAGCCACTGTTTCCAGTGACTTAATACTTGCGCGGGGCAGTGACTGTTAGCCAACTTTGGTTAGCAGTTTTTTTCGTTAGGCCATTAGTCTAACGCTTATTATCAAGGCAATGACTGCAATAGTAATGTGTATCACAAAAATAACCTTTCTTATAGTTTTAGGTTCATGATACTCAAACGGCCACTGAATAAAGTCAAATACTGACAGAATCATAAAGTTAAATGCTAATAAATTTAGCCCATAAACAGTCACCGGCATAGACAAGCTGAAAGCCATGCGGCCATATTGTAATATGCTACACGTTATCAAATATGCCGGAACAATCAACAATGTAATATTTACAGTAACTTCGAAAAACCATTTTTTAATGAAATAACTCATTTACAAGGACACTCCAGTAAATATTTAACTGCACATTATTAATTATACAGTAAAATTGTTGAAGTTTGGCTATAGTAGCATTCAAACCGTTAGATCACTGTAAAATTTTGCAAAAGCGTGTAATGCTTCATTCTTCATATAATTAAACTTGCTGACACTAACCGATAATTGGCCACAAGCTTCACTGCGGCTGAAACGTTTCTCAATAATGTAATCATGTAAGATAAATTGATATCGCGGATCATCAATTGTATTGAGGGCGTCTTCGACTTCTTTTAATTGGTAAGATAAGTCAACATGGTTTATCAGGCGGCTTTCAGTGCCGTTTCGGCTACTATGACTGGATACTCCATCGAATGAGGGACTAGAAACTTGGTTATAAGCCGTCAAATCACGTTTTAGTTTGGCATATTGCTTTAATAAATTGCGAATTTTCTTAACATCTTGGCGCATTGGAATCACACTTTCTAATTCCAGATATATGTATAAAAAAGAGGCTCGGGGGAGAGCCTCTCACTATAGGATATGATAATCGCCGTTTTTATAGGAAAGTAATATTAGGGCAATTACAACATTAACTCTAGTATCAATCATTTCATATGTCAAGCCTAAGCTTCAATTTTTCCACGCAGTTGTTGAATCATACTAACAACTTGATACGGTGTTTTTGTCATATCAGTTACTCTGTTTTGATACCAGAATTGCGTCAACAAGGACACGGCAAAATCGTACTGTTTGTAGACAGTCAGATCTTCATTCTTGCTAACAGCCGTCTGCACGTAGTCCTTGGCGGCGTCTAAATAGCTTTGGATCATTGGGTCATCTTCGGTTACGTCAATTCTTAGGCTTAGTTTAATATCATCAACGGTTACAGCCATGTAATCACTCCTTTTTAGGGGGTGGCGAATCGCCACCCCCGTTGGTTTTAATTTATGTATAGGGGGTACCAAATCGTTACCCCCTTGTATAACCGTGCCCAAAAGTGGGTACGTACCACGGTGGCTCCCCCTTGTATAGGGAGTGGCGACCGTTTTTTTACTTTGCGTTAATCGTCGCCGAATTGGCTGTTGTCTTTGTTGAGTTGACCACCGGTTTACTTACTCGCCGCAGTTGCAGTTCCTAACGCCACGTTGATTACAGCAGACTTATCAATCACTTCATAATCGTTCCGCACGATCACTGATAATCCTTGGCTGAACTGGTCGAACTTGTCCCATTGGGCGGTTACTTGGTTACGCCGGAAAACAGCCACGGCTTGTGATAAGTCCCCCACAATCATTGGGAACGTCCCGTCAGCGTTGTTGGCCATTAACTTGTCACTAATCATGACGACTGGCGCCCCTAACAAGGTGAAGCCACTTGGTGCCGTTGGGTTTGGTTGTAATAGGTAACGTCCCTCGGAATCTTTCAAGGTATCAAGGTAGTTGAAACCGGACTGGTTCACTAACCACATTTTGCTCAAAGCGGGATCTAACGTCACATTGAAAATCTTTTTAAGATCATCAATATTGGTAGCCGTTGCTTTTGCGAAACTGGTTCCCGTTAACAGGCCCATAATTTGCGTATTGTCCGTGTTATCAACCAATTGTTGTAATTGTGTTTTAACTTCGCTGACAATATCTACTTCGGCGTCTTCTACTACTTCGTTAGATAAGGCAATCTTACCCGCCCGGGTCTTCGCATCAAACGGCACTTCCGTAAACATGTTCGCGTCAACATCGGCAATGTCCGCTAGTTCGTCCTTGGTGGCCAGTACCGCAGATTGTTGACTAGTGGCAATTGGATAAGTCCCGGAACCACTAGAAACCTGTTTAACTGTTGCATATTGGGCGAGGTTGTAATTGGATTGCTTTAATTGGAAAATGGGGGTAATCAGTTTCTTAGGAATAACCGCACTGGCACCGTCAGTCTTTAAACCGTCCCGCGTTTCCCCGTGTGTCCGCACATATTGTTCAAAGGCGGGAATACCGGTTTTGTTTTCATTGCTGTTAGGATCAATAATTGTTTGTTTTGCCATATTGTCAGGCTCCTTTTCTTGGTTAATAAATTTTTCATAGCTACGGGTATCAACTTGCACATTGGTATCGTCATAAGCGGGAACAGCTACCACCGACACGTCGAACAAACTCTTAACTTGATTAATGGTGCGCGTGATATTACCGCCATCATCTTTAGTCCATTCGTCGGTGTCGTCGTCACTATCAAAGCCAAATGAGCAGGAATCAACGTTCCCACTTTGAACTTCTTCGTATACATCATTAGCAAACGACGTATTCGGCAACTGTGCGGTGAAATGTAGCCCCTTGTCGTCCGTTTCTAGCGTTAATGTGCCCGCCTTGGCACTGGCTAACACTTGGGTATAGTCGTGGTTATTAAGCATAAGAACGTTTGATAAATCGACACCATCAAGGGCCTTAGGGGTAACAACCTCAGTGAAGCCACCTAAGTCTTTACTTGGTGAGTTCCATACAATTGCATAACCACTAATTGTTTTACCCTTGCTTGTTTGGGAACCTTTAGGTTGCGGGTCTGCTGAATTTTCAGCTGGCCCGTCTTCGGGTGTTTCTGACTGCGGCGTTTGTGCTCGCAATTCGGCGTCAATCGTTAACCGTCGGTCTTGTTTCATGAATTAGTCACTCCATTCTTTTGTAAGTTTAAGAAAATATTGCCATCGTCAGTTGGTGGCAAGCCAATCTTGGCCCGAGCTTCGTTACGGCTCATAACGCCGCCAGTGAAACCAGCCACCGCTTGGGCTTGCTGAGTTTGTGGGTCAAGGCTCAATAACTTGTCCGTGTTAAACGTAAAGTCATGACCAAACTTGAACGATAGCTCGCTGGTAAAACTATCAAAGTAATGTTGCAACGTCCCTTGTAGATACTGCACACCACTTTGCTCTTGGTTAGAATGATCGTTCTCAACCCCTAAGCGCTCCGGTGGTAAGCCAAAGGCTTTAGCAATTTGTCGGGTCGTCCAGTCATTAGAATTGACCAGCTTTAATACATCGGTATTTAAGGATAAGTTGCTAATATCCATCGTATCGTCAGTCACAATTGTGTTGACCGCATTGTCACCCGTATTGGCTTCATCAAACTGTTTACGAATATTATCCTTAGCTTCCGGCCCTAAATCAGATTGATGAACTTTAATAATTGTAGTGCCATGTACGCCAGCAGTAAAAAAGCCGGTTAGCAATTTATTGCCGGCCGACTGAATCTGACGCTCATCTTTAAGGGCGTACAGTGGACTAATTCCCGATACACCGTCTTTGGTGAAATATTTAAAATGTAAAATGTTGTTAGGCGCGATCTGACGACTGTTACCGCCAGTCGGGGTATAGGTGTAGGTCAACGCCCCACTGACGTCATCTTGTTCAACTGTCAATTGGTTGTTGGAAATCAATTTCAATGTATGATTAGGTAAAATCTCGGCAAAACTATTGCCATTGAGTAACAGGTTAGCCGCCAACGCATATTTGAAATGGTACCCGTCCATCTGACTATTGGGGTTCTGATTAATCATCGTGTTAAAGATTGCCGTATCACACATAATTGGATTGCTGGCAATATCGCTCGCAATAATATTAATCGCCGCGTAAATGTCACTATTACGCAACACCGCCGCACTCACAAACGTATACGGGTCGTTGCTTGATAAACTAACCAAGGCGTCGGCCACCGGATCATGCGTGCCGCTGGTGGTATTGCTTTTAACGAAAAAACTCATTTAATCACCTCTTTGCTTTTCATAATTAATTAGCAAGGCCAGCAGAATCATGGCTATACCAGCCAATATCAATCCCGCTTGCCAGCTGATCCAGCAACCAAAGCCAATCACTAAGCATATTAAGCCAAGCACCAACAAGATCGTTTGTACATAATCAGAACAGATCTGCCGCAGTCGCTGTTTTGTAGTAATCTTCCGCATGCTGTTGATCCTCACTTTCTTGGTAATAGTCCATACCAGCTACAAACGCGTTAATCAACGCCGCAATCGGGTCAATCCGGTTACTATTGCGGGCTTTATCCAGTTGCCAACCATTGTTTAGCACTTTCAAGATGGCGTTATTGACCGCATAAGCGAGAATCTTATTGCCGTTATGTTTAATCTTGTCATCGTAAAGCTGATCACGGAAATTACGAGTTGGAATATTCAAAGTCTTGGTGCCTTGTCGCACTTCAAACAGTGGGTAGCTTAATTTCTCGAATTTTGTAATTAACGTTTGCGCGTTATACGGGTCATAAGCGATTGCTTTCACTTTCCAGTTGTATTTCCCGACCAGTTTTTGTACAAAATCAAATAGATTGTCATAATCAATAATGCCACTATCTAATCGGGTAATACTACACTCACCCGCCCGCTCCATTGACCGGTAATCAATCCCATCACGTTTAATCTTAGAATCAAGTCCGTATTTAGTACCCACAAACGAATGACTGTCACAATAAAACTGACCGTTACCAATTGGAACAAGCCAACTAACCGCGGTTAAGTCATTACTTTTTGATAAATCAATGCCAATATAGGCGTCACGATTATGTAAGTCGGGCACCTTTGCCAATTTACCAGCGGCCCAATCGTCTGCTGAAATATAACTGTCCTCGCTGGCTTGCAACCACATGTTGAAGTTCTTAACCAGTATTGGAATGAGATTATTTTGTTTAATGGCAAGGTCAACGTCGGCCTGAATCTTTTCCGTCATGCGTTGTTTAACGTGTGGTTCACTGAATAACGGGTTGGCCTTAATCCAATTGGTTTGATCGTAAACTTCTTCGCGGTCGTCAAGTTCCCATATTGCCACAAAATAACGGTCAGCTTCGGTTTTCCCCTTTAAAACGTCCGTCAGCATGTCATATTCGGCGTGCATTGGAACGTTAAGGTTAAGGCCCGAGGTGGAAATCACCGCCAGCAGGGAGTTATCTTCTTGTGCTTGACCAGACTTTAAAACGTTGTACACTTTGCGGTCTTTAGCTTCGTGCCATTCATCTAAAATAACGGTCGTCCCGGCATAACCATCAAGCGTACTGGTATCACTGGCAAGGGCCAAGGCTTGCGAATCAGTTTCTAAGTCAGTAATGGCTTGCTTTTGTACCTTAATCCGTTGCCGCATATACTTCGATTGCTTGCGGACTTGCCGTAGCCCACTTGAAAGCATGTCGTAGCCCAATTTAGCTTGTTTAAGGGCGTTGCTGACGAATAATACTTGTCGGTTGCGGGCGGGCTGACGTTCTCTTAAAAGACCATTGGCGGCCATGCCAGAAGCTAGATAGGTTTTACCATTTTTTCTAGCCATACTAATAAACGCACGATCATAACGGCGGTTACCAGTAGTTTTTTCACGCCAGCCATACAGTTCACTAATAATCCATTTTTGAAATGGTTGCATGGTGAGTTGGCTACCGTCAGTCTTAGGCATTAATTCGATAAATTTAACCGCCTGTGCCGCTTTGTCTTCGTCGTAGTAGAACGGGAAGCTGTCGTCCTTAGAACGGCTTAGATCGCGCTTAAATCGCTCACACGCCCATTTGATTTTTTGACCAGCCAATACTTGACCCGATAACACTTGGTCAACATATTCAATCATGACAACATCGCCTCAAAAGAATCTTCGGGTGTTTCATCTTTTTGTTTGTTTAATTCCATGCGTGCCCGGCTAGATAACGACATGCCTAAATCATTGGCTAAGGCTTTTAAATCTTTCATCGCTTGTGACTGCAAGGCCACGTAAGGGTTCGGCTTACGTACACCAGTCTCTTGATTAGTTTGTACCAGTCCGTTCTTACGAATATCATTCTCGCAAGTCTGTACCGTTGCATAAGCGCGGCAATAACTGGCTAACATAGCCCGATCAAGTTCACTAATTGGAGTATTGGCCTTTAAATAAGGCGCTACCCGTTGCCATTCAGTCAAGGCACGATCATGTAACCAATCTGGCGGGGTTAAATCAAGCACCGGATAATCAAATAACGCTTTTTCAGCGTCCTTGCGTTGATCACGCTCATCATTGGTTAAATGTTTCTTCATACTAGCTAAGGCTTTTACTTTTTGGCTCATTTGGAGCACTCCTTTCGCTTAAATTTACGTACCAAAAAGCCCCCACGAGTTATACTCATAGCGGCTGATTGATACATATATCCAGAATCCGTTTATTATACCTATATTATCGCACATATTTCTAAAAAGTGCAATTAATAACATGTATATATTTACACGTTACCCCCTGACTAGCTATTTGTTTAAATTTCGCATTATTAGTAGGGATATTTCACAATCCAGCAAAATCAGCAAAAAATCAAAGTTCAAAAGGGACTTTTATAAAAACAAAAGTATGCTGCACGCTCCTTTTTGATCGACCATAGCCCCCCATATCAACGTTTCTGGGCTGTCATGCCGTTTCGAATTAGTCTCGTGGCCGAAAATTCAGCCGCCAACTTGAATTGTTCACTCGGCCGAAAACTTGGCGCAGTCAATTGCCACTTTTGGCAACGTAGACGCAAAATGCGGGTTGGTTAACTCGGTCGAAAACTCCGCTTAGTAGCTCGGCTGAAAGTTCAGCGCAGTATTGCGCAGATCTACTACCTAAGTTAAACTTAGCCAGTCTGATTCACTTAGCGGAAAACTCCGCTCAACTAAAAAGCGCCGCACCTTTCAGCACGACACTCATTGATTATTTAGTTTGTTGTTCCCGTTGTTCTCTAGCCAGTCTAGTCTTCCGGTTATGATGTCGGTAACACAGTGGTTGTAGGTTACTTTCATCTAAGCGACGTGACCAGTCGTCTTTGATTTCGATAACGTGATCGACCACATCGGCTTTACGGATCACCCCATCTTGGTAACATTGCACGCATACCGGATTGCTTTCAAGGAACCGCCGTGACAACTTGCGCCATGCTGACGACTTGTAGAACTGTTGATACTTGCTTTCGTCAGAATCATACATGCGTTTATGATACCGCCACTTGTTAGTCGCCTTGTGGTGCTTCTCACAGTAGCGTGTGTCATAGGCAACCAACGTCCGACAACCCGGGTGCTCGCATTGCTTCATTGGCTTAGCCATGGCCGTTGACCTTGGTTAGTGTGACCACGTCATAAGCATTCAGTTCACTATCAGAACTAACGCCAGCAACGCGATACGTAACCCCATCTAGTATTGCTTCCAAGGTCGTTGTAATCCGATCGTCATGGCGCACCACAATTAGCTGGTTAGTTGTCGCAGTCGTACCAGTAAGGCTAATAGTGTTACTGATGGTCAACGTATACTCACCACACCAGACAGTGAACAGTGGCACGAATTGTTGCTTGGTTGTGCCGTTTATTAAATTTTCAACTGACTTAACGGTGCCAAACTGTACCCGCTTGTTTAGGCGATTTAGATTATAGTTCTTCATTAGTTAACCTCACTTGTAAATAATCATGGCGCAATATTCTGCAGAAGAAGAATCTAGGTCTGCCCCAAACGCGTTACTTGAAAACTTAATGTCAATGACATTGTCACTATCAATCCGGTTGGCTAATTCTCTGTTAATTGCTCGGTCTAAATCTTGTACAGACATTTGCATAATCGTTTTTGTTTTAATCATTATAGTTAGATCCTTTCTATCATGTTAATCATCTAATTGTTCCAACATCTTGTACGCATTTTTGCGTTGTTCTTCATCGCTTAAAGGATTATTCAAAACTTGGCTTGAAACGTTTCGGATAACGTAGGCGTCAGCTAACCAACCTTGACTTGATTTCATAAAGTGATCGTCACTAAATTGTGCATAAATTGGGTACATGAGTTTTAAGTCTCTTACAGTTTCTGGCTCATATTCTCCATCTTCATTTGGGGTAAAGCTCCCAACCAATCCTTTATCTTTTGCTTTTTGAGTTGGCTCACCATTTTGATCTAAAGCACCTTCTTTAATCAAGGCTCTGTAAATACACGATTTTAATTCATTAACTCTATTTGAGACAACTGGTCCATATTGTTTAACGTAAATGTCAAAAGCTTGCTCAACTAAACTTGGATAAATTACTTTCATTTTTCCTTTTCCTCCTGTACTGGAAATGTTTGTTTTAACGTGGAACACGTGGAACACGTGGACAATCGTTGATATATCAACACTTTGAAGACCACCTAACGTGGAACATTACCCGGAACACGTGGCACACTTGGTGTTTTCGATCATTGTACGCGGACATATCCGTGCGGTTGCTTGCCATTAATTCTAATTCTTTTAGCTTCCCAGCCGTCCATATTGTCCATTAATAGCTTGATTCGCTTAGCTTCCGAGTTTGTTCGCCCGGTTAAAAAACGATCGACTGTTTTATGGAAGACAACTTCCATGATTTCCAGAGTTGTTGTTTGGTTGAGTAGTTTCCGTTCATTACTAACTTGATCTTTTAGCCATTTAGATTGATGGCCGTAGTCACTGACATAGCTTTGTTTTAAGCCGGTACTCATGTTTTCCCAATCTGCGGGAACTTCCATTGCTAAAAACTCTTCGATGGCATCTCGCATAGGGTCGACAGCTTCCGCAGCCATCTGATACGCCTTAGCCTCTTTCATAGTGGCCTGATCCAGATATAGCAGTTCACCATTCCTAAACCAGTACGCGGCCTCCGCCAATACTTGAAGCATGTAATTCTCGTCCGGGTGCCATACATCTAATTTGGCCTTGTTGACCCCACATTTAATTGGATAGAATCGCCGTTCACCGGTCGCGTCCTTTAAATAGTCGGTTTGGTTAGTTGTGCCAATAAATACGCATTTACGTGGGTGCGGTAACGCATAGCGGCCATAACTATTCCGGTATGTGTCGGATTGTGCACTAATGAAATTTTTGATTCCCTCAATATCCGTCTTCTTCATGGCGGAAAGCTCGGCAACTTCAATAATCCAACTACCTTGCAACTGTTGATAATCGTCTTTCTGCTTACCCATTCCTTTCAACGAATCATTGAATTTATCCGGGTATAGATTTTTACCAGCCGTACTCTTGCCAAGCCCTTGGCTTCCCTCTAAGATAGGAACAATTTCAAACTTAACGCCGGGTTCATAGGCCCGAGCAACAAGACCAGTTAGCCATTTCTTAGTGATGGTGCGGGTGTAGTGATTATCTTCGGCACCTAAGTAGTCAATGAAATAACGTTCAGCACGTGGTTGGCCGTCCCATTCTACTGTCTCAATACGATCCTTAACTGGATTGACTGTCTTGCGGCGTGCCTCTGTAACTACCGCGTCGGTAATGTTTTCCTTGCTGAATAACAAGTTGTAATGATCCTCGAGATAGCTTCTTAACAATGTGTCATCACTGTCATTCCAGAAGCCCTTTTTGAATAAAGAGTTATCAGTTTGTGGATTCTTAACGATTTGCTCCGAGAACTCATCAAAAACGACTAGTCCTTTTAACATTTCGTCATGTTCCATAATTAAGCGGATATTGTAAAGAGACTGTGTTTTAATTCCATCGTCCGAATTCTTTTTGAAATCGTTCTGCCAATCAGCGTCACGTTGCATTTTGATAACATTGTTGGCCGCTTCTCGGGTCTCTGCTGGTAAATCCATTGCTTTGCCCATTAATGAACCCCCTTACTCTCTCGTTTTAAAATGGATTGAAAAATCACATTAACTTCCTTGCTTGGTAGCGCCGGATCAACGAACGAATCATTAATCACCGACAGCATGTTATAAACTGTCCTGGGAGCGACACCGACACCAAACATTCGACCAGCAATTTTAGTTAACCAAGCGTTGCGATTGCCCTGGGTTGTCCCGGTTACCATTTCATCTAACAAGCGACCGGTATACTTCTTTTGGTGTGTGGTACAGGCGTGTTCTGACGTCCAGTTCACTTTTTGGCCCGCCAACTTATCGACTAACCATTGAGGAGCTGGCTTAATATCAGCCAGTGTTCGACCGTCTAAAGGTTTATATTGTTTGCCGTTAATCTCACTTGGCGAAATCACCGTGAAGTCACTTAACAAGTCAATTCCAGGCCAAACGTCAATTTTGCGCACCTTAGCACCCGCATATTTCAAAAAGTAATGCACTCCGCCGTTAGCCGTCCGTTCAATGTAGGTATCATTCGGCAACGTCTGTCCTTGCTTAAATAGTTGTGCCAAGCTAGTCCGGCCGTTTTTAGTTGGATCGTGCATATCAATGTCAACAACTAATAAATCCGATGAATCCAGTCGTAAGCCTAAGTTATAAGTCGGGTGACTTTCAAACCATGTGAAGATGGTACCCTGATCAATAGTTGCGTCTTTATAGCCGGCCACCCCTTTAGGTGGTTTCTTCGTGTTTTCAATTAGTGGGTAAACCGCATAGCCTTGCTGGGCCAGCTCAATTGCTTTATCAAGCGTTGCGAACTCTTTCATTGTTCATCACCGCCAAACGTATTAAGATCATCAATATCTGTATAGTGATTTTCTGCATATTGCTTTATGACAGTGATTAGTCCACTCAATTTTTCGGAATGATCAATATTTTTATTAACGAAGTAGTCATAGACAAAATCATCTAAAGCATCTATTGAAGTTACGAGTGATCCAGCCTCAAACACTAGTTCATCTAAATCTTTAGTTTTCTTCATTACAAATTCCCTTCATATAACCGTGCTAACGTGTTAAAATAAGGGAAAGCATATTTTTGATTATTTCTTTCTGACCTACTACCGTCCAAAGTAAAGTAGGTCTTTTTTGTATGCTCTCCCATGCGACTGACCTCACATTCCAAAATACCGACGTGGGTTCTTGATTAACTTAACCACCACGTTGCCGACAAACGACACAATTATAAATTTGATTGCCCATAAGATTGCTGTTGCTATCAT